TTGGAAGTATCATTACAGTTTAGCGCATCACTTGAAGCCGGGATAAAAAAACTCGGCAAAGATGTAGAGCCCTTAAAAAAAGATCTTAAGACTTATTTCACCACGCAAGAGAAGCCCCATTACATAGGTAAAGACGCTCCTTTTTTGCGGCCTGATAATATTCAAGATTCTGAGGTGCATCACCTTCATATATATATTGAAGGTGTATCTTGCCCTGATAAGTGGGAAAGAAATAAAACCTCTGATTCCTATATCGTCTATACCTATGGATATATGAATGAAGAGGCGCATTACGTATTTGCCGTAATCCATGATAATGCACATGAGAAGTGCAAAGATTATGGCTATATGCGGGGCCTCAAGCAAACTGCTGATGACTTTAGAAATAGAAATTAATTATCTGATAGCCCTCTTAATTGAGGGCTTTTTGTTTGTTATGCTGCGTGCTCTTGATCTCGCTCGCTCCAAAGTTTTTGAAGTTTGGCGAGCCCTTTACCTGTAACCAATGCTGTTACTGATTGCTTAAGGCCGTGATCTGGGTGCTCCCAACTTCCAAGCTTAACATCAAGATAGCCTGATTCAATTTTTGTTTGGTAAGGCTCGTTACGTCTTGAGATCCAGCCTATTTGACGAAGGAACGCAAATAACCGCCGCTGGCCTGTACCAATAATCTTTGCGGCTTGCGCTACACTTATTGCATCAGGCGCGACTTCAACTTGCTTGGCAAAGGCTACGCGCGGCGCTTCCTCTTCAAGTTGATGCTCAAGGTTTAGTTTTTCTTGCTCAAGCCTAATACGATCCTCTTCTGATTGCATGGCCAATTGCAAAATATCCATGCGCGATAAGTTTTCCGCTGGGGCTTGGCGCTTGTTCAGTTCGTCACGCATTTCAAAGAATGCTTTGATCAGTGCTTTTTTGAATGCTTTAACCGTATCGTTGTTTCTAAAGTACGTTAATAGCAAGGCTGATTGCTGCTCGTTGAGCATTGCGTACTCTGTGGGTCGGCCTCCAGTACTTTCGGATTTGAAATCCAGAAGTCCAAACTCCTCCAAATCACTGGCATTCTGGCGGATCACTTTTATTACCGATGCATGCGGGTTGCCCACACCTTCAGCAATTGCCAGCGAGGTGGTGATCGGGCAATTTGTATCATTTAAGGTCACGATGCTATTCATTGGATGGTCCTCATTGGCATTGATTCAAATTTAGCTTGCATATCGCCAAGGCGATCAGATACGAGCCACAATAAATTAGAAATCTGCTCTTTGGGGAACCCTTCTATATTGTCGTTACCCACCATAAAATCTACGAGCGATTTAGTTTGTGTTAACAGGCGATCAAAGTCATCGTAACTGTCATTGGTCATGATATTTGCTTTTACGAGTAATTCACTTTCATTTACTCGTTGTGCGTTATCTTGGTTTTTTGCTATATTAGAAGGCATAAAGACCCCTTATCAATGCTTCGATGGTGTTTTTATTGGCCTCAACTGTTCCAGCAGTTGGGGCTTTCATTTTATTAAGCTGCTTTAGTTTGCTCATTCATTTTTTCCTTTATCCACATTTCAATTTGCTTGTTCTGTGAACGGCCATTTTCTTCTGCCTGCTCTTTTACAAACTCTCGCATTTCTTCTGGTATTCTTAAGCCAAATATTTTGTGCTTTCTCATAACCATTTCCTTTTAAGTTGTTTGCATTTCTAACGCGCCACTTTGATCAGCGCGAAGTCTTTTTTCATCAAGTATAAAATTAAGCTCAGCTGTTAGTGATCGGCGGTTCTTTTTAGCCTGCTCTTTTAGCCATTCGTGATTAGCTGGTACGACTCTGAACTTAACTTGTGCATATTGGTGTGACATATTATTGCTCCTAAAGCTCAATAGAACCACAACTGGTTCTATTGAATAATGGCACCGCATGTGGTTCTATGTCAACAACATTAAAAAAATATTTTTATTCATGTCTAATAAACTTCAATTTAAAGTGCGTCTTGATGAGTCGCTTCATGGAAAAATAAAGTCAGCAGCAGACAAAAATAACCTAAGCGTAAATGCAGAAATAGTAACTCGCTTAGAGAGCTCTCTTTATGAAGAAAATGAGGGGAAATTAAAAAATGACGAGATAACAAGGCGCTTGAGAGAGTACCAGAAAGAGCATCTCAGCAATGCGGCCACACTATTTGAATCTCTTACAGAGCAAGTTAAGGGGGTTGTAAGTAAGGCCGACACCTTACATCGTTATATTCTGCCTGCAATTTGCCAATCAAACTGCATACGTCTTAATAGCTCAGGCACTACACATGGAGATAAAGAGCAGCTAGCCGCTTTTGCTTTGTCATTTCCGCAATCTAAACGTGTATTAATTGCCGCTCGTGACGGAAGCTCAAACTACAGTGCATTAACCACCGTCTTTTATTCCGAAAACTATACTTTCATTGCCGATCAAACGGTGATGACTGTTGAGCGCTTACCAAGGGAGCGAGAGGTTTTAGATTTATTCCAAGATCTCGATGAGCGCGGCCTCCTTGATGTTGCTGAATTTGCCACCACTCGCGTTAAGCAAACTCGCGATTTACCCGTAGAGCAAGCGATTGAAGAATTAGAGCAATACGAAACCAAACCAGTACGCTCTAATATTTACGAATTTTTAAGCCTGTTTTTCCGTGAGCCAGAGCAGGTTAAGCCTGATTGGTTTGTTGACGAATGGAAAAAATTGAATTAAACATTTTGTTAAATAGATGGAGTTTTAATATGAAGTTATACGTTATTTTTATATCATTATTACTGGTCAGTTGCGTAACGATTCCAGAGCTAAAGCCTGATGCCAATAATGTTAAAGTCGTATCATCTGACAAAGCAATAGCCAACTGCAAATCGTTAGGGCTGGTTTATGGTTACAGCGATAATGGCTTTGAAGGTTATGCTGGCGCTGGAGGGGTAAGTCAACGCCACTCCGTTTACGACGCGCAAAACAAAGCTTATGATTTAGGGGCCGATACAATATTAATTATAAATACAAATCCTAGGACTGGCGGCACAGACACTGCAGCAGAAGCATTTAAATGCAATTCTTGAATAAGTTGCAAACAATAAAAGGGATGATATATATGAAATTAATAATAAGTATGTTTTTTATAGCTGTTCTTTCTGGTTGCGCATCAAGTGGATATAAAAGTTTTTATAAGCCAATTTTAGATGTTAACAATCTAAGTGAAGTTAAAATGTTAGGCCCAGACGAAGAGCCAAAGGTGCTTACTTCAAATGATCTTAAAAAAGATATTTACACATTGCGGTCAAAAAACTATATCGCGATAGGCTCCTCATCATTTAATGGCGGGAAAGAGAGTATTGAAAATGCTGTGGACCAAGCAAAAGAAATTGGCGCTACAGTTATCCTTGCCAAGTCTAACTACACCAACACGCAAACAACAACCTCTACACTGCTACTGCCCAATAATAAAACCACTTACCATAACGGCCTGACAAGCTCTAACTCAACTTACTCTAACAACTATGGAAAAAAGATTGGGAGCTCTTCTAGCAATGGATCATACATAGGCACTTCAACCGAATATGGAACTCAAGCGGTTCCGTTTACCTCCAATCAAAGAAGACACGATCAGTCTGCTGTTTTTTTTGTCAAAAGCACAAAAAAATTGCGCTTTGGACTAGGGGTTACTGAAATACCACAAGAAATAAGAAGTAAAATTGAAAGGAACACTGGAGCAATGATAGATATTGTTTTTGAAGATAGCCCTGCCTTTTATGCAAACCTTCTGCCTGGTGATGTAATAATATCTATAGGCGATATAGAAATAAAAGATCCGGATCACGGCGTTAAAGTAATGAACTCTACCCCAACAGGACAGCAAAGTTCTGCGTTCAAAATAATTAGAGATAAAGAAGAAAAAAACATCACTATTAATTTCGAGGGGCTTTTATAGCCCCCTCATCCCAATCTAACCGCTAATCATTTTTGATTATGCGGTTAAATCGGCTTCTTACCTCCCTTGCTGATTCATTATCCATTATTAACTGCGCTCGCTTCACTGCGCTTTCAAATGAGCGGTCCGATAGATTTACTGGCGGCACTTGCTCACGCAGTAAAAAGCCAACATTGCGCTTACTAATCCCCGCTAGCAATAGTATTTGCATCACTTGCCTGCGACTTGCTCCCCCTGTTTGAGCTGCTTTGATTAAGCGTGACATTTGCTTAAACGCTTGCTCTTGCTTTGTTTTAGCTCGTGCTTTGGCTGCGCTTATTTCATCATCAGATACTTTGTTAGGGTCCCTCAGTACGCCGCTTAGCTCTTTTCTGGCTTCGGCTATGGCACTGTTAAAGTCAAACGTGCGGTAGTATAAGCCGACCTTTGGATCAAAGGTTGAGCTTCGAAATCCTGCAAGCGCCAGCATTTCATCCGACAGACTATAAGGCTTACCCGTTGAGCGCTTAACATCTGTTGCAGCCATGCCAATACGCCACGCATTATTTACTGCTCCAGGCGCTAAACCTAATGCTAAATGCCCAGCAATATCAGCGCTTTTGCGTATAGCCGTATCGTTTTCTTTATATACCTGTCCGCCGCTTTGCTTTTTGTTGCTGATCACCTCAAGTATTTTGCCTGTACTAATATCAGTGCCTAAAAATGGCGATACCATATCGCTAAGTGATGAGGCAATAGCCTCGTTAACAGGTTGGTCGCGCATCATGGCCTCTATTGGGCGTTTCCAGTAGGCGTATGGATCTAAAAACGACATATCAAAGTAACGTAAATTATTGTCGCTATCTCGGCCAGCATAAATAAAGGTTGAGTTTTTTTGCCATGGCGGAGCTAAATCTCTTAGCGCCTCTTCCTCATCATCGGTCACGCCAAACATGGCTGCGCTCAATGCTGATAGTGCAAACATACCGCCACTTGCTAAGCTCATGCCTACAATTCGTTTTGCGCCCATTTCGCGTATTTTTGGGTTGTCTGATTTTATTTCACTGGCTGCAAGCTTCATCATGTTGCCTGTCGTTCTAATAACTTCAGCAGGAAACGATACAAACGTGCCAGCCAGTGGGAACCGTGATAACCACGCCCCCGCTTTTCCTACTCGGCTATATGTTGGGTAGGTGTTTTGTATCCTCTCAGCTGCTAGCGATTCTGCCTCGCTCTCTTTCATGCCTGTACGGACGAGTGCGGCTTTTTCATTTTCAAAGCCTACTATCTTCCAAAAGTCATCGCCAAAGCGATAAAAGCCTGTTGCTTTAGCAGTTAGCCAGCGCAAGTTTTCAAAGGCGGCTCCGCTTCTGCCTTCAAGCATTTGGTTTATTTTGCCATCAGTCATCACCTTGACTATATCGCCTGCATTAGCTGAGTCATAAAGCACGCCTAATTTAATTAAGCGTTTTATGTAATCAGATTCGCCATCGGTTACTTTTTCTTTAACTTGTGCGTTAAATGCTGCAACGGCTTGCTTCATGTATTTTTGATTAAAGTGTCCATTGGCAACGGTGAAAAAGTACGCCGACATAACATTACGCATGGCTGTTGTGGGTGACAGCACAGTTTTGCCGAATTTAATAAAGCCGTTTATTTGTATGGCCTTGTCTAGCCACCCCTCACCACGCTCACCGCCCATCGCATCTTCAAACGCTTCTTTTATTTCTGGCGTTGTCCACATGCCATTTAGTGGTGCGTATACTTCTGATGCTTCACCGGCGAGCTGCACTGTGGCATTAGGTGGTCGGCTGTCTTTTTCAAAAATGAAATTGTTAATGCCCATATCGCGTATTGTGCTTAGGAGTTTATCATTAGCGATCATAGCTGACATTTTTGATACAGACTTAGCGTAGTTAATGCGTGGGTCTGCGTATTCACCTAGCAAAGCTCTGATCTCAGGTGATATGTCTTTGCGTGGTATTAGTGTAGATAAGTCTTTAGAGCCTAGCTTACTTTCAGCAATAAAAGATCCCAAGCTGTCGTAAGCGGTGCCTGTTTTAACCATTTCGTTCATAGTTACTTGGGCTTTTTGCTGTGCTTCTTTTGCTGTTGCGCCGTCTTTTTCATATTGCTGCATTAAGTATGCACGGGCATCATCAATTACCTTAGTCGGTATTTTTTCAAACCATTTAGGATCGTCAAATGCTTTATAGCTGCGGTTTAAATATTTGCCCATGTTACCTAGCATTTTTTCAAGGCGAGCCGACTCTTTAGGGTCAATATCGCCATCCTCTGCAAATCGCTGATGAAGCTTGTTATTGACGCTTGCTACGTAGTCTTTTGTTAGCCCATCGATATGCTCGCGCATCAGTATGAGCGTGTCTCGCTCATTTTGATTAAGCGCCTTTCCATCATTTTCACCCGTTAAAAACTCGTGGTATTTGGACCATTGCTCATCGGTTAATCTGTCAGGGTTTATTTTAGCGCTTTTCATAGCTGAATTTAGCTTCCCTACCAGCATAGATACATCAAACTCATGTACAGCTACATCGCGATCACGGCCTCTCTTAGCTTGCTGGACGGTTTCAGGTAAGTTTCCACCTGGCATAAACCAGCGTGAAAGCTGGCGTTTTATTTTATCTCCTGCGGTTTTGTCGGTTTCGCGTAGCTGTGCATTTAATGCGTCCCATTCTGGCACGCTTGATTTTTCAAAGCGGTCGCCGTTAAGCGCTTTTTTTACTGATTCCGCTATTTTGTTTGGTGCTTTGCTAGTGTCGTTATTGGCTGTGCGGCTGAATTTTTTATCGGATTGACTATAAGCCATTTCGTTTTTACTAGTGGCTACTGGCTCTCGCTGCGCTTTAAAGCCTTTTACAATACTTTGTAGCATGTCCCGCATCGCTGTTAATTCATCATCCTCACGGTAAGCTACACCAAGCTTATCAAGCTGTGCACGTATAAAGCGCTTTAGCGCATTCCACCAATACTTAACCTCACCTTTGCTTGGTTCGTTTTCTACAAAGCGTGCAAAAATTTCTTCTGCTTTAACGTCCTCGCTTGCATCCCAATAATCTTTGTTCGCATCTTTCCAGTATTTCTCAAACGCTTTACGGCCTTTGGTCTTTTTAATACGATCAATAAATTCTTGCTTAGCTTCTTTACCAATAACAGTATCAAGGCCACCATGAGCAATAGTTTCATGTGCTAAAGTCTGTTTAAGATCATCTATACTATCCATGTTTTCAGCAATGATATAAACAGTATTGGACATTTCGCTATAAGCGCCTTTGACTGTTGCGCCGTCCAAGCTCATGCGCCATAGCTTTTCAGCGGTGGCGGTATCTTCTAGGATATTAACAGTTATGCCGTTAGCGCCTTTCAGTGACGTTATGAAATCATCTGCTATCGCTTGCGCTTGCTTGGCGTTTACGCCATTAGCTTTTTTACTGGGCTTTGATTTTGAAAATAATCGTATCCCCTCACTGGTGTTTTCACTTTCAATTGTGTCGAACAAGGTTTGGTAAGCAGGATTTATTTTTTCTTGCTCAGCTTTGTTTGGGTATGGATAGGTACTATTTGATTCTAAACCTAGCGATTCCGCAGCAGTCCACGCTTCATCAAGCACTACATTTGCAAGGTAATCGTTAGTTATGCCTTGCTGCTTTAATTTATCTATAATGTAAGTTTCAAATGATCGCGCTGTCATTTCGATAGTCGTTGCCCAATAAGCTTTAGAGCGCCTGGTATCTAATTGCTTTGAGCGCTCAGGCAATCCGCTTTGCACGATGGCATTTCTTACATGTTTAAAAGCGTTTGCCATTTCAGGGCGAATTTCATCTGTGGATAGCGTGTATGGCGACTCAGTTATAAACTCTGTGTTAGGCCTTTGCTTGCCAAAGTAGTTATCCAGTGCGTGCCACCATTCGTGCGCTAGAGAACCTGCACCGGCTTTTTTAGTAAGATTAATAACAACGCTGTTTGGTTCGTAATGTGCAGCTGCAGGATTTTTGCCACCCTTACCTCGCGCACCAAATGCGAGCCCTAGCTTACCGTTTAAACTTAATGCTTTTGGTGGTAAGTCTAATGCTTCAGCTAAATCCATTAGTCCATCGTAAGCTTGGTTTAGATTCTTTTGGCGCTTAGCTTGTTCTACCCAATTGCCAAACTCTACACCTCTAAAGCCAAACGTTTCACCAAACGTATCAGGCGTTACATTTTCAGCATAGCGTTCTGGTCCTATGCGTTCAGCATTAACCGGCTTACGCATACTAGGTGTTTCTTTTATTTTCTGTAGCGTTTGCTCGACTTCTTCGCGATTATTTTTAAGGTGATCTCTGGCTGCACCTAAATCATCAAATGACTTTATTTTTAAAACACCGCCTGCACCTTTCCAGCCAAGGTAAATATCTTTAGTGTATCGATCACGGTAAACACTTATTTTGCTTTTCTTGCCACTTGTCGCATTAGCGTTGTCAGCCTGTTCGGCTTTGATTACTTTAGTTAGCAGTGCCTGTACGTTACTTAACGTTTCGCTAGCGCCATCATAAACAGGACGCCCATTTCGCTCTATAAAGTAAAACACCTTACTAGGCGAGTATGTTTTACCGCCAAATATAGAAAAACTACCAGAAGAAATTCGGTAATCTGCAACGTTTTTTAAGGTGTCAATATCAGCCTTTGCAATAGAAGGTATAGCGTCAACAACAGCGGCTAGCTTTGAGCTATGATTACGCATTCTTTGCATAACGCTTGCTACGTTACGATCACCACTCATTAAGTCTGCGGCAAATGACTTTAACGTATTAACTTTTTCAGCCCATCTTGCAACCTTACGAGCAACTCGTGGCTTTGATGGTATTTCACTTCTCATTGCAGCAATTAGCGCTGCTGACTCCGCATTAGCTCCTTTTTCTACAAGCTCTTTGTAGTTAGGCTCAGGCCATGCTTTGCTTAATGGTAACTCAGTCGTGCTTTTCTGATCTTGTATTGCCTCACTAAAACCACCCCATGCATCTTTACGTGCGCCGCCTAGCTTTTCGCCAAAGTCATCAATGCTTTCTTGTAGGCTAGCTTGTTCTTTCTTGTTTGATGGTTGCTTGACTGTTGCTTGACTATTTTCCGCTGGGATCGTGTCGCTATTAAGTTGCCCTGGCCTCTTTGATTCAGGCAAAGAAAAACCGCTTTTAGGCGGTTCTGTTTTTTTTATTTTCTGATTTGAACTATCTGGGATTTCCGGATCGTTCGTTTTCTCTGTAGATTTTGGCTCTCCTACTGTTTCTGTACTAGGTGCGGACTTTTCATCTTTAGGTGCGGATATTGAATCGCGTATTTGTTGAGCTGGTTTTTCTGCTTGAAACGTATCATCAATGCCAAATTCTTTACGCAGTTCACTGTACGCTTGGCGATTAATGCTTTCTGGCGTATCGCTATTAAACTCTTGATACGTTTCAAACGACGATTCAGCTAGGGCTTTATCAATGGCTGGTTCATAACCTTCTTCTATTTTAGCCATGGCAACATCAAAGCCTGGCGAGCCCTTTTTTAGCCCCTGTTTCTTAGCTTCACTTTGCAGCCACTTGCGCTTAGTGGTTTTTAGTATTGGCGGGAGCTCTGCTGATTGTTCAGAGTTTACCGATTCTTGTTCAGTTAATTTACCATTATCGGCAGTTTCAATGCCTTTTCGTTCAATTAATTTACCATTATCACTATTTAATTTACCAAGTGCGGCGGCTTCTTCATTGCCAGTGGCAGTTAATTTACCAGTGCCGCCCTGCGTTTCAGTGCTTGGCATTTCTTTTGCCAATGGCACTAGTTGTTCAATTGGCGCATTTAAGCGGATCACTTTTACTGGCTCGCCTTTTTCGCGGGCGGCTAACCATTGGTGATGGCCGTCTAATACATAGTTGTCATTCGATACCAGTATAGAGCGGTTGCCGCCTTCAAACTCTTTCGCTTGCTTTACTTTTGCTGGCGAAAATTCTTGCTGTGTCGGCTTTAATGAACTTGCGGGCACTTCATCTTTTTCACTGACTATGTCACGCGCTTTCATAAAGCTAACCATGGCACCACGGTTTTCAGCTTTGATTTGCGGCATTTCTGATCGTGGTATATTTTTGGTGCCGCTTTCTTGTGTAAAAGACTGCCATTCATCATTTAGCATTTTGCCTGCTATTTCAGGTGCTTGTTCTATGTCAGCGACACCAGTGTCGTCAACATCATTGCTCACTAGCTCTTGCTGGGCAGGCTGTGGCTTACTGGCATTGTCCGTACTTATATCCGGAGCTGTATTAGGTGCGGTACTTGCATCGCTTTTGACGGTCCAGCCAAAGCCATTATCAAAACTAACTGCCTTAGTTTTTTTACCTGCTCTGCGTGCTGCGCGTGCTTCTTTGCTTAATAAGGCATCACGCTTGGTTTTAAACGGTTCGCCACTTTTAGCAACGTTTACACCGCTTTCATTACCTGCAAAAACAATATCTTTTTGAGGTAATAAATTTTGCGAGTCTTTACCGGCTTGTTTGATCTGCTCTGCTGCTCGCTGTTTTGGTCGGCCATCTTCACCAAAAATAATATCCTTTTGATCAATACCTTTAGGCTGTGACTCAAGATCAGCTTGTGCCTGCTCGCGCATTTCACGGTTTTGGGTTTGCTCTGTCGTTGGGAGCTTGCCTTGCTCTGGCACTACTTGGCCGTCTATTGGTGCATTGTCTATCCCTTGCGCGTTTTGAGCGTCTGGGCCTAATAACTCGCCTTCGTGTTGGTATTTAATAGGACTAAAGCGATCCTCTGGCGTTGGTGACTTGTCAAACGCTGCCGCTTTTACTCGCTCGTCTACAGTAGGTGCGTTGTTGCCTGCTTCTAAGTCTCTTAGCGACTGTTGCGCTGGGCTTGTAAGCATATCACCATACTGGCCGGCTGCTTTTGCTGTCTGGTCAAATCCTGCTTGTCTTGCGGCTGTTGGCGCATCGTAATCAATATCATCATTTTTAAATACAGGCGTTTCGGCATCTTCTGGTGTTGTTTGCGATTGCTCTGTTTCTTGTGATCCCGGCTGATTTTGTTGGGCTGCGGCTGTAAACAAAGGATCGTCAATGCCGAATTTTTCTTTCATTGTACGGGCGACTATTGCGGACGCTTCAACCTCTGTAAAGCCTTGCTTAATTGCTGAGTCGTATTGCTGCTTTTTAACTGTTTCAATGGCTTCTTCTGGCGTTGCGCCTGCTTCTACAAGCTGATCGGCACCGTTTTTAACTGCTTCTGCTGATTTTTGCTGATAACCCATTACTTTTTGCGCCGTTTCTGAGCCCGTGCGCATCACACCACCAACCGTAAGGCCGCCTACGAATGCTTCGTCTAGCCCTTCAAATTCATCAATGCTTTTGCCTGCACCCCATTGCGCTAAGGCTTCTTGCCCTGTTTCGGTTAATCCCTCGCCTACGGCACCTTTAAATAATCGCTTTACAAAGCTTGGATCGCGTACAGCGTCAACAAGCTCACCCTTGCCCATGCGCTTAGCTGTTTCGACTACGCCATCTTTTAAAATGTCCTTACCAAGCTGGCCCATGCTAACTTTGATACCTAAGCGCTCAAGCAGCATTTGCCCTGAACCTGACGCGACAGCTCTCGCTGCATTCTTTTCATCTTCTGGCTGTTTCTCGTAAGCTTCTTGGGATAAGCCTCCGGCAAGCGTAGCTGCGCCAATTGGGTTTGCCGCTGCGGCCATATAAGGTAATGAGCCCGCAACCAACTCACCTGCGTAATTACCAAAATCTTTTAATCCACCAATGTCTTTGTATGATTTAACTGTTGGTTCGTATGCCTTTTGTTCTTCAACATTTCGTTCAATGCCTTTTTCAGCCCACTGGTCAACTTCTGCACCTGGTCTAAGCTTATCAGCAAGCCAGCTATCAAAAGGTCCAGGCTTTAGTACGTTAAGCTCTCGCTTTGTAGGCTCTGGCTTCTCACCAATAACATCTGTTAACCCCTCAGCCGCGCGATAACCTATCTCTTGCAACTTATCAACGCCTGCTCCTAGCGCTGCGGACATGCCTGATTCTGGCTCCGACACAGCTTCGGTCTTTATTTCGCTATCACCAATAAGTCCGCGCTTAACAGCTTCATCATAAGCCTCTTTTTGAGGTCCTTTTAATAAGCCGCGCTTGTCAGCCTCTTGCAGTGCAAGTAATCTTTCATTGTTCATGTGCTATTTCTCTCCAGAGCTGCCGTAGATAAAACTCATTAATTCATCATCACTAAAGTCAGCATATCCTTTGTTTCCACTCCCTCCCTCTGGGGGGGCTTCTACGGCTTGTTTGCCATAAATCTCACCAAGCTTATTCTTACGCTGCTCAAATTGGCTCCTAACTGCCGCTATCGCTTTCTTTTTATCCGCCTCTTCATCTGAACCTTTTTCAGGTTTTCCATAGTTGTATTCTATTTCAGCAAGGGCACTCGATTCGTCCTCGATTATTTTTACCCTTGCCTTTCGGTACTCGGACTCTTGAGGGGCTTCTTTTTGCTGTACGCTTCTTCTTCCAAAGTTTGCAGCAACTTCGGTCCCCATTTTGTCCCAGTATTCAGGGCGCTCTATCATATCTGCCATCATTGCGCGTGTTTTGATGGTGCTAACCAACTCTTTAGGCGTATAGGTCATTACAGGATCATCGCCCTCTGACGTTCGGCCCTTAGTCATTGGCTTTACTTTTTTTGAGCCATTTTCATAGGTAACTTGTAACGCCAGGGCTACGCTCCCATCTTCACGTTCTGCCGGCACAAAACCAGCAAACTCAACATTAGCAATTTTTGACTTTACAGCTTCGTCATACTGGCCAATGGACGCTTTTATTTTGTCGCCAAACACGCCATCAAATAGCTTGATGGTTTCAGGGGAGTTGGCTTGTGCCATATTTCCACTTTTAATAACGGTATCAAGCTTTGTGCTTAATCCTTTTACCGCTTCACGATATTCAGGTTTCATGTAAGTACGCGGGTCCATGCCTTTGTTGCGCGAAAGCACATCGTTTAAATCTTCCGGTATCCGGCCTGTTTCTCTGAATGACTGCCACGCTAAAGGTATTGCTGGCTGGTCTTTTTCCCATATATCTTGTTGCGTTTTATAGTTTTGCTCCCACTGCCTTTGTTGCTGGTTAGCTTCTAGTGTTTTATTGCGATATTCACTATTTTGATTAGCTTGGTTTTCACGAAACTTAACGTCCTGCTTGCGGTTTTGAACGCGCTCATTATCAAGCTGAGCTTGTCTGTCTAACCCGTCTTGATAACGCTGATCGTTTCGCTTATCCATATCAGCAAGGCGAGCTTTATTGTCCTTGCGTGCTTGATGGCGCTCCATCATTTCAAAGCCCTTTAACGCCCCGTCTACAAATGCGCCTGCCATACATTACCCCTTAAAGTGAACCAGCAACTAAACCAATAGCGCCGCCAATAGCCGCACCCCAAGGTCCACCAACGGCCCCTATTTCCGCGCCGATCATTGCGCCAGCCATAATACCCGTACCTGTAGCGCTTATCTGTGCGCTTTTCTTTTGCTGGTCTAAGTTTTCGTTAGTCATATCGCGGTTTTGTTCCATATCCGACAACGTTTTAAGTGAACCAGTGGCCTTGTTCTTCGTGCTTTGGCCGGCCTGTAAGATTGAATAAGCCATTATTTACCACCTATATCAGCTAGAGACTGAGGCGCGCCGCCTTGCCCCGTTAAGATTGAATTTTGTAAGTCGTCTACTGACTCGCGTGTTTCGTTGTTTACTGAGGCCGTTGTTAGGCTTTTTAATAAACCTGTATTGGCGCTGCTTTGCTTTGTTTCATCTGGCGTTAAGCCGTATCGCCCCAAGCGTTGCGACTCGGCCACTTTCGATTGGTTGAAAGAAGTGCTTATATTTTTTTCATTGCGCGCCATCTGTTCATTTAGCAACTTGTCGCTTGTCGCTAAGCCAAACAATTCCTCCTGGACCGGCAAGAAGCGCGTTTTATAATCTTCAAATTGCTGGCGAGTTAGATCGGCTAAGGCGTTTTGATATTTATCGGTTCTAATGCTTGAGCTATCAACACTGTAAATATCGTAATCAAATTCGTCTTCCATAGGTTTCTCCTATACGGTCCAGTTGTTGGGGTCGTTATTTGGCGTGCCAGTGATCACGTTATCCATATCAGCAAGGCCAGTATTCGCAGGCAAGTTGTTGTAATAACTACCGGCTGCACCTGCAACCGCGCCAGCCGCACCTAAAATAGAGTCGCTTTGTTGTCTGCTATTGCTTGCATCGTTAAACGCTTTTTGCTGTGAACTTGATGCAATGTCACTGAGTGTTGCTGTCGCTTCCTGTGACTGCCCTTGCCCCATAGCCATAACATTTGCCATCTTGCCTGTGTAACGTTCTTGCCCTGCAACTTGTGAGCGTGATTTTGCATCGCTTGTTACTGACGCTTCGTTGTCGGCCATATCACTAACAACGTTTTTAAACTTGCCGCTATTTGGGTTTATGCCGTTCGCTTCCATGCTAGAAAGTGCGTTATTACTGGCATCTGAAAAGGATTTTTTATAACCAAGATTTGTATTCTCGGCTATGTCATCGTAAACGCTTTCGTCATTGGCTTGCTTTGCTTCGTCAATAACTTGGTTTTCAAACGGCACGATGCTTTTTTGGTAGTAAGCCCATTCTTCGCCGTATACTTTGGCAAGCTCTTTTTCGTACTCTGTTTCTTTGACTTCGTTGGACTTACCCATGAATCTTAATCCCCTAAAAAGTGTCGCCACACGGTTAAACCATCACGCACGCCAGCGTGAGCCCAGCCATGAGAGGGAGCCACTTTGTTAAACCCGCGTCTAGCGGTTGCAAATTCGATAAATTGAGCCTTGCCGCATTTAGCAAGTCTAATGATGTGATGTAGGTAACGCTGCGTAGCATTCCCGCCGTGGCATGACGCTACTGTTATCTCGATAAAGGTTTTGTTTTCAATGTGACGAGGCCACAAAATAAAAAAACCATCTGGCACCAAAAACAAAAAAGCCCACTCGTTTGAGCAGGCTTTGTCGATTTCTTGGTATAGGTATGGGTCGTTTGCAATATTACCTATTCGAGTTATTGGCTCTTTAAGCCGATCACGGTGTTTAGACCATGACACGCATTGCAGGTGTGACTTTTCCATTATGTAGAAATACTAACCTATATTGGGGGGTTTATCCATTACCCTAAAGAGCTTCCTTTTTTGAATAGTTGAAATAATACGTCTTGAGCTGAAACGGTTGGGTATTTTCGGCCAAAAACGCCGCTGTCTACAGACTGAGCATTGGTAGAGATCATTATTTTAATGTTGTAAGTTGTATTTGCGTTTATTGTTACGGTTATATCTTCAATGCCGCGATCTTCACCAGTGCCAGCGCCGCCGCCCAAATAGGTGCCGCCAGTAGTTCTTACCGCTACTGAGCTTGTTCTGTACTGGTTTTCTCCACCATCACCCACGCCAGGTATGTTTGTTGCTACTTTTCTTATGTATAAAACTCTTTTGAAGCTTGCGCTGGCAATACTGAGTGTTGCAATCTGTGTTTCGCTACTATCTATGTTTTCACTTTGTACTGACTTGGTTATTGTATCCGTAACATCACCGCTTAAATTCTCCGCATAAACAGTGCCGTAAAAGCTCGCGTTCTGACCAAACAGGGAGTTTATGTACGCCGTATCTATTTGCGCGCTACCAATGGCCCCATTAGCAATATACGTAGTTACATTTGAACTCAAGATTTTACTAAGTCCTGCGAATGGACCAAGCGAAGGTTTGCCGGTTACGCTGTCATAAGCAAGTGAATTTAAGTAGGCTAGCGAGCCCAATGCCGGCTTTCCTGTCACTTCGTTGTAAGACAATGAATTTTTAGAGGCTAGACTTCCAAGTGTAGGCTTTCCGCTCAGATCGTTATAGCCTAGATCACTTAAAAACGCGAAAGTTCCTAGATTTGGCCTACCGCTAAGTTCGTTATAACCAAGCGAGTCTTTAGAAGCTAAATTACCTAGCCCGGTAACTTTGGATGAAGGTATTGCGCCGGTGGATGACATTACAACGTTGCCGTTATTATCCTTAATAGTAACTGACTCTAGTGTCGCGCTCTTTGCTAGCATGTTTCCGCCAGGGTCAATTGAAAAATTACCGCTACGTGCGCCGTTGCTTGGATTGTAATTAATTGACGGTGTTGTGAGTGTTGAACCAACAAGCAAGCGATTTGCAAGCAGATCGTCAGTAACAAGGCTTTTTATAAATGCCTCGTCAATAATTGCAGTATTAATAACTGTTTTGCCTTCCGACACCGCAAAGACAGGTGTTAAGTTAGTAGGATCTTGATCTGTTATTATAGAAAACTTAGCGCCTTTAACTGCGAATATAGGCTCAACACCATCATTAACAAGGCCAAGACTCGTTGTGAGTCCATTTACAGTAGACTTAACACCCCATAATGCACTGTACTCGCCTTGGTTCGTTGCGACTGTCTCGCTTACTGTTTGTAAAGATGAGCGAACCTCGCCCACCTCTGATAGCAATGTCTCAGAAGCCGTTGCTATTGCCTGATTTGATTCCGTTTTTGTTGTGTAGTTGCTAATAAGAAGCGCGCCAATACTATCACCTTCGGGATCTTCGATAAGTGACCTAAGTACGTTAGTTGCCGAGCTTATTGCGCTATTTGTATCAGACTTTGTGTAATAATTTAATTGTAAATTCGCGCCTATGCTGTTGCCTTCGGGATCTTCAATAGTTGCACGTAGCGCAGTATCCGCACTGGCTATTGCTTCGCCTACTTTTGCGCTAGTTAAGTAGTTATTCAAAAGATCGGCTGAAACGCCTGCAATATCACTATCTAGCTTTTCTATTAGCTCTGCGGTTGTCTCGGTATTGCTAGCAAATACTGTTTGTAACTCATAAAGTGTTGAGTTATTTTCGCCAAGCGCGGCATTCAAAACAGTTAATGACTCAGCAAAAGCGCTTTGTTCATTAGCAAAAACATTTTGCCTTTGTATTATATCTGCTTCTGATATGGTCCTTCTTTCTTGCTCCAAGTCGTTAGCTAAAGCGTTTTCTATTACGGCTATAGCGCTTGTTTCATACTCTGCCCTTAATTGCTGGTTTGTTGTTGCGCTTGACTGCTCAGCATCGGCTTTAGTTTCATACTCGTTAAATAAAGTTGCCCCAATACTATTCCCTTGCGGATCTTCAATTTCGCTTTTTAGTATTGTTGTGGCTTGGCTTATCGCTTGATCTGTCTCTACAGAGGTTAAAAAGTTTTCGTAAATATCAGAGGTAGCCCCTTCTATTGCGCTTTGCAGCGTGCTTGTTGCTTGGCTTATGGCGCTTTCTGTATCGACTTTCGTTAAATAATTAACTTCAAGGAATGCCTTGTTTTCATCTACCTTTGTATTTAGCTGTAGAATGTCACTTGCTGTTGAGCTGGTCGCGTCAGAGAATGCCGCGCTTAACTGCGTTAATTTTGATTCGCTTTCGAGAAAGTTTGTTTCAATAACCGTGATTGATTGCGCTAACGCCTCTGTTTGGCTGGTTGTAGCCTCTTGGGTCCTTAGTATGCTGGCGGTAACAATTCTTTGTTGGTCTGCCTGCTGATCATTAGCTAGCGCGTTTTCAATAACAGCTTGTGCTAACGGCTCGTTTGCAAGCTCAACTTCACTGCTTAGCTGAAATATAGCTCTTGATACTGCTTCTTCTACGCTGGCCTTTGTGCTGTATTCGTGAAATAGCGTAGCGCCTATGCTGTTACCCATAGGATCTTCAATTTCTGACTTTAGCAATTGAGCCGATGATGTTATTGCGTTATTGGCCTCTACTTTGGTGTAGTAATCTTGCGTGAGTGTCGCGCTTACTTCTTCGTCTATCGTTGTTTTAAGCTGTGTTGTTGCTTGGCTAATTGCTGAATTAGTTTCTACCGTGGTGCTATAGTCTTGCTTTATGAGTGCGCCTAAGCTTTCCCCGTCTGGATCTTCTATCTCGCTTTTTAACTGCAGGCCATAAGCTGATATTGCATTGTCTGTAGCAGTTGATGTGTAGTAATCATTAAATAGCGTAGCGCCTACGCTGTCGCCTTCGGGATTTTCAATGGCCGATTTAAGTGTTGAGGTTGCGGCTGCAATGACTTCATCGGCTGTTGCTTTCGTGTAATAGGTATTTGCAATGTCGCCACTTAACGCGGTTCCATTTTCCTCTATCATTACCTGTATGGTTTCTGCTGCAGCTGCTATGGCTTCATTTGCTTCTGTCTTTGTTAAAAACTCGGCTTCTATGCGAGCATTAACATTACCAAGCTTAGATTCAAACTCGTACAGCTTAACCGCATTCGCCTCCCAATTTAGATCGCCAACAAGCGCGCTTTCAATTAACTGTCTAGCTAATGAATCCGTATCAAAGTCGAGTGCTTCAACTCTGTCTATCGCGTCCTCGGCATCTTGTTTTGCCTGCTCCGTAATAGTATCTAGGCTTTCTATGCGCTCTTGTATGCTGGGAATATCAATTAAATGCTGGTCAACATCGGCGCGTAACTCGTCTATATCTAAATCAAAGTTATCTATGTCGACTTTTAATGCTGGTATTTCATTAAAAGCAACATCTTCAATTAAGTATTCCAGCCCCGGTATTTTATCGACTGCCGTTGATAGAAAATCACTCAAATGCGATTTCTCTATAAGCCCGCCAATTTCACCAAGTATAAGCTCTGCCGACTTCTGTGTTTTAGCGAGCACACCGCTTGCGCCCTGCGTTGGTCCTTTTACATCGGCAATATTTACAAAGCGAACCCAATAGTAATATTCAGCTCCCATATTTACAGTATCGCTAAATACGTCCGCAACTTCTGTCGCTATTAGCGTGGCACTGTTAAATGAGTCTGTTTCGCTGCGCCATATTTCAGCGTAAGCATGGCCTCTATAGGTGGGGTGATCCCAGCTAACGGCTATAAATGTAAAGCCACCTGTGGCCGATAGGTTGACAGGCGCGTGCGGTCTTTCCACGCCACCTGTTGTAATTGGCAGTCCACCATCATTGGTGCCGCCACTCGCATTATTAATAAGTGCTTGGCGCTTCATATCATCAAGATCAACAAGGTCGCTCATTAATAAAGCTCTGTTATTACCTCGCTGGCCTGTTAGCAGCTCTATATTTTCAGTAATAGCGCTACTAGTGGGATCTTGCCGGCCTTTTCTTACTATGCCAGGGAACGTGCCTTTTTTTAATTTTGCCATTAAGCCGCAACCTCTCTCATGGTTGTTGCAATAGAAACGCTGTGTATTGTGCCTTTGCCATAAACCTCAAATGACCACTTATCACCGCGATTAGGTGGCAATCTAAATGCCATACTGGGTATTTGCCCTGGCGCTAAATGCAATATCTCTACTTCATCGGCGTAAATGCGAACCCCTGAAAGCTCTGTATCGACTCCTTTTACCATTGCACATGCAAAGCTTAGGTCGCTCGCTGAAAAGTCCTTAGACTTCCATTCATAGCTTGTAAGCTCGTTAGACTCACCCCATTTGCTCAAGTCCGCGCCTTGGCAAATATACAGAGTGTCATCAACAAGGCTGTTAAATCCGCAATCAGCTTTGGCCGTAAAGTGTCTAAAATCACCGGTATTCGGATCAAAAATAAACGCCTTGTCTAAGTTGGCTCCATAAAAAGCTAAATAGCGGCCCTCTTGGTGGTACGCCTCTATTGTTTCTGGTTCGTATTCTTGCCACTGCTCACGCGTTATTATCTGGTTAGTTAGCATGGTTAACCCGCCACTTGTTAAACCTATCAAACCGTCAGGGCTTGCATATATGAGCGTGCCGTTTGCGATTACCGCTGAGCGTGCGCTTGTGCATGATTGATTAGACTCTAGCTTTTGCCCGGCCATTGAGTCAGGGCTTATGCCACTAAATAAATACGGGTAGCCTTTTGTTAAAACCGCTAGCGTATTGCCTAGTGCTGCAACGGTTACAATTTCATGCTCGGTTGTTAGCTGGTAACCGCTCGGCCAAGCATAAGGAAGGTACGACTCACTAAAGCAAACAGTGCTATCAAAAAAGCCGGCCAAAATACCGTTTGCCATCGACGTTAAGCCTTTCATGTTTTCGTTCGGCATTTCATAGTCGTAAGTATCAAGCGATGATCCTAGCTCGTCTGTTGGAATATCATCAACAAATTGGTTTTGTGATATTGGTATCTCTGCCACAAATAAATAATCTGCTATGCCTCCTCCGGTTGCCGTTCTGTATATTCTGCGATGCGTAATGTTTGACGCATTTACATTTGGCGGAGATAAAGCAAGCGTTACGTATGTACCTTCTTCGTCCGGGTATCTAATATCAAGACGTTGTGACGCTTCGCCCGGCGGCCCTTCTTCACCCTGCTCAGTGACAAACGTGTGCGTGTAGTAGCGTGTTTCATCATCGTTAGGATCTATTTCATCGGTAGCCGCATCTGTCACCACTGCAATTATTGGCACTTCGGGCGATTGAACGCCAAGGCGGTAAGCACTAGCCGGCATATTAGAACCGCTAAAAATAGCGTTGTTAGTTACTTTTGGGTAGCCATCACCCGTAAAGTAAACGCGTTGCCAAGGGTCGTTTGCAATTGGGCTCGCTACGGCATTAACTGCTTTATTCCATGAAAACCAATACTGATCTAAGTAATGGTAAATTGTTTTTGCGTTCGAGATCACCGATACGTCTGTCAACTCAGGAAGTCTTAAAGGCGATAGGTTGCCATTATCAAAATGACAACCATAAGCTTTAGATGCTGATTCATTGGGAAGTAATCGCGGATCGATTTTAGGCCGTTCACCGGCAAAAGTTTTTACGGATATTGCAGGCATAGGATTCGCTTATTTTGTAAGTGTTTTTTGAGGAAGGTTTAAAACTTATTCTATGGGTAGGCTCATGGCGTAACAGCGCTGAGGTGTAAAGCGCCCTACAAAGTCTAGGTTTACGTAATCAAGACAATACGCTACCAGCTCAGAGCAAAACCACTTATGCGGATCATTCCAAGCACTAAAGTAATGGCCAATAGCACCGCCAAAATCATATTTTTGACCTAAAAGCTCATTCGCATCTGTAGAGTTTCCATTCATCACGCGTATTTCGTGATCAGGGTAGTCGAGCTTGAATTTTTTAAGCGGCTCCTTAATAACGCCCTTAAACGCTTTTGCATGTATAACGTAGTCAATGCCCTGTTCTTTCACAATGACACCGCAATGATGCCACTGTGACCATGTAACCAACTTTATCAGCAAGCTAAACGGCATGTTGTTTGTGCAAAAAATCACTCGCATGTTAAGCACTCCAATCTAAGCTATCGATAAAATTCTTTATTTCGGTTTCATCGTTTAACTCGTCAAGCGCATCTTTAAAGTGGCGTGCTTTATAGACTAAAAACTTTTTACGGTTCGCGATAGCTAGACCAAGGCCGCGCATATCTTCTGCGGTCATTTCAATTTCTTGGTTGTCGCGAGTAAGCCAAATAGTATCGCTACCTGTAACTACTGCGCCCATAATATCCTCACGCGATTGCGCACCCGCTTGGAATGTGTAACCGTTGTACTCAATATCTTCGTCATTCAACGCATCGCGAGTTGCGTTAATGCTATCTTTAGCGCTCTGTTTTTGCTCTAAAAGCAAATGATCCGCGTCTATCGTTATAGCGCCTTGCTCTACCTGCTCTTTGAGCTTGGCCCATATATCGACTATTTCATCTTTGTACTTTTGCTGTTCTTCAAAAACGTCTTGATCTTCAAAAACAGGGCGGTCCTCAATAACATCTTCAAATAGAGGTTCGCCACCCTTGCCTAACACTTGATTTCCTTCTTCATCAAGTACAGGCGTTTCACCAACCTTTACGCTTTCAGTACCAACCTGCACTTGCTTAGTACCTACCTTTACTTGCTCTGTGCCATCGGGTACTTGAATTGTTGAGGCCATGCCCTCGCGAATAAAGCCAGAGTGGACAGCATTGCCATCGTTATAAATCCAGCCTATTGAACCGTCCTCGTTTTGCTTATATTTATCGATTAGCAAAAAATCGTTGTCATTTATGAATTTTAGCATTAGTAATTCACCATAATTTTTGAGGATTCTGTTTCACCAACCAATTCAACGTAGCTGTTTTGCACCAAGCCTGTTGATGTGTACTCAACAAGACCTATCTTTGTTCCGCTGTAAGGCTTTAGTAAAAGATCGCTTCCAGTTAAACCAGTGGCAATAGATGTGTTATTTGCTTTTATTGTAAATGTTCCTGTTACAGTTATACTCGTAGGAACGGAATTGCCCGCTAAGGGCAAGGCAAGCCTAGCTACCGTGGCGCTAGGACAGATACCTATTGCTATAACATCATTAGCTAAACCACCAAACTCCTTAAAATTAGTGTTGCCGCTGTGGTAGGTTTCCTGCCATTCTTGCCAGTTACCACCTGCTTTTACTCTTTCCATATGAATTAACGAGCCGACACCTGCTCTAAAAGCCATTTGCTTTGCGCTATTACTATCATAGTTTATAGATATAACTTCCCAAGGTGCTGAGTAGGGTGCCCCTCCTGCCACAGCATCCCCGCTGGATATGCGATACATACCGTTTACATTTATATCATTTAAACTTGAAACTATGGCTCCTACCCCTCCTAAGCCAAAATCACCTACCTTTGTAATCCTGCCTGGCGTATTGTCATAATAAGTAGCAGTAATATGGGAATAAGTTAAAACCTCGCTCCACTCCGTCCAAACGCCACCCTCTCTTGTTCTGAAGTATATAAACTTATCGACTGTGGTAGGCAGAGACTCTATGGCTATCTGCGAAGCTCTATCATTGCCGGTATCTGTTCCATAAGAATTGTGGATAAGGGAATATTGTCTACCTGGTAATGGCGCTCCAATAGTGTTACCTAATAATGACTGGTAAAAACCATTGACAGTTAAAGAGTCGAAGTTAGAGGTAAGTATAGCGCCAGCTCCCAAACCACCATAACCAACGGTTAGTACCTTGTTTGCGGTAGTATCTGCCACATTAGATACGACATCAGCCTCAGCCGCCGTCCCGGTTAACTCTTGAATTTTATTAACCGTTTTAACAACGTGAGCAATTCCATGACTATCAGTAAGCGTTGCTGTTTCATCTTCTGAGGTTAGCCAGTTTCGCAATTCATCTAAAAACAATTGCTTTTGGTTAAACTGTACGGCTATTTGGCCGGCTATGCGTGTAAGTATGGTTCCCGAAGTATTTCTTAGGATTGCATATTCAACATCGCTTGCTGTTGCGCCTTCAAAGCCACGATCTAGTGTAATGCTCGTATCGTCATTTACAGATATAACCTCATACCAGGTCTTTGCGTCGATGGTGAACGCATCACCAATAGCGATTGCAATTACATCGTTTTGCCAATTACTGCCAACACCTACAATAGCTGCGCTACCATTTGTTACATTTACTGTTCCTACGCGATACCACGCGCCTGCGCTTGCTGCCATGTTACTGCCCCTTCTCTTGCGCCATCATTGCAACGTCTGCTTGGCTTTTCTCGCCTAGCTGACTTTTAAATGCGTTCATGTGCATTTGGCTCTTATTCGGATTGGCCGCATATTCAGCATCTTTCATGTATGAGCGGTATAAAATCCATTCAATGATCGCGTTAACGTAAATATCATCTAATGCAATGACTTCGCCCGCTTCATTATCTGCCAAGCTAATAGCCGGCGGCGCTTTTGAATAAACAAGCGTTAGCTTTACGTTTTCTATAACGCCTGGGTAAACATAAAACGTTTTGGGGTTGCGCTCGTCATAGATATACAACTCAACTTCGCTTGCTTCTTTACCCGCATACCATGTGTCGTAGTTATCATCTAAAACTTGGCGATTGTATGGCCCGCGTATCGCACGCCCCGACTCATTGCGAGTCACATCAATAAGTTTTAATGCGTCAACCGGCAAAAACTGCTTAGTACCTTCTACACACGCAAAATCATCGGTGTCTACAGTGAAAGAGTCAGGACGGCGCAATACAATTGCACGCTGCGCGTCATTTAGATAATTAAGCAATTCTTCTTTGGTCCAACGTGTAAAGTTAGGATCGTTAAGGAGCTTATTAACCCGCATTAAAATTTCATTTGAGGAAACAATAGCCATTAGTAAAACACTCTTTGTTGTGTAGGTCTTTGCTCGTCTAGTGCCTCGATAGCAACTTGAAAAGCATCGCGGTAGCCATCGGTAAAACGGCGTTTAAAGTAATCAGACTTTGCCAGATCAGTCCATGCAGTATTAGGCATCATCAACAACGTTGACGCGGCACCATCTGCAATAGCATCTGCCCACCGGTTAACGATGGTATTATCAGCATCAAAGTCATTAGGTAGCATGAATTGCGGGGCGATATGGTAAAACACACGTACTTTAGGTGTTGTGTTGATCACGGTTACTGCGCCATTTGACGATACCAAGTAGTCATCTGAGCTTTTTAGCTCGCTACCATTATCATCTAAAATAAAATCAACACTCACAAATACGTGATTATCATCAATGTTAAGTTCCCCGCTTTGCCCTTTCTCAATTTCTTGAGTGCGAGCTAAAAAACGAGACTCATAACAAAACTTTTGATAGGCGCGACCTAGCTGGTCTTTCGCCATTTGGTCAAGAACGCCCCCGCAGCGTTCGCGAACTAACGGGATCAAGCTAGATAATTGCGCCATGATTATTCGCCCTGGTCTGTATTTTCGCTAGCAACAGAAGCGCGGAACGCATCACGTACTTTTTTACAGTATGCTGGCACTGGCTTTTTAGCACCTTCAATAGTTAAGTCGTGCGCTTCAACGAATGTACTAAGTTGATTTGAGCTGTACTTGCCTAAGTCGATTTCTTCGCCATCAACGATGATTAACATGCTTGCATCAAGCGCTTCTTGCTTTTCAGCTTCTTCGCGTGCAATGCGTTCTTTTTCGGCCTGTTCTGCTAAGAACTTTTGGCGCTCGATATAGGCTTTAGCATCTTTTTCAGCAACCCAAACTTCATTAAAGTCTAAGAATCGTTGAACAAGCTCAGACGGTACAGCCGTTGGTTCGCCTTGCTTGAAAATAGTGCGGGTATTACATACGGTGTCTTTTTTAAAAGGCTTCTTACCGATATAAACGATATTTGTTGTATTGCTCATGGATATTCCCCAATAAAAAAGCCCCGCAATAGCAGGGCTTGATTTAAACGTGTATCGAAAAGGCTTAGTAACCTTTGTATCGGTACTCTAATTGAAGTAAAGCTTCGCCGGTTGCTGCAGACGAACCCGTATTTTTAACAACTAAATCGCTTGGGCCTTCATCACCAATGTAAACCGGTTTAATGAATGCGCCACTATTACCCGCCGATTCAGTGTCAAACTCAGCTAAGTCGGTGGTATCGCCTTCACGGCTTACAACTTGAGCAGTTAGCTTAGTGCCAGTGCCTAGCGCTTCATTCACAATGCGAACGCCTGTGATTTGCGTGCCAATAGGTAAAGAATCAGTGACAACCTTTGTCGCCTCAGTAGCTAAAGCAGCAAGCGAAATTGTTACCAGGTGAAGCGATAGATTACCGGCGGCACCTCTATAAAATGTTTCTTTCATAATTTTATCCAATTACTAAAAGTTAAAATAAAAAGCCGGATTTCTCCGGCCAAAAGGGCTTACTGTAGAGATACCGCAGTATCAAGGACCATTGTGCCGTAATCGTTCACGCGACCTGTTTTGTCAGAGAAGCGTACTTTCTTACAACCATTCATCCATACGATAGCGGTTTCGTTTGCGTTGCCGTGGTCGGTTTTCTCTGTAGTCATAGAGAAGTGCGAACCTGAATCAGACTTACCATAAGCATTCGCAAGCGCTTGACCACCAAGAAGGATTGCACGATCGATAGTTGTACCCGCTTCAACAGTTTTAGTTGTCGCTAACTTATCGTTGTTCGATACAGTCACTTGATCACCCGCAAAGAAGCGTACAGGCTTACGATATTGACGAACAAGAATGTTGCGCCACATGATCACATCACCTTTAAATACAGGGTGATTGAAGCCTTGTCCGCGTTTAATAGCGCGTGATTGAAGCTCTTGTAACTTTTTATCAGTCGCAGAAGCCCAAAGGTCACGCCATTGGCGCGGTGTTACGAATAACAAGAAGAACGGCGACTCGTTAGCCATTTGGTCAGCTTCAAAGCTAATGTGCTTCATTGGATTAGCTTGCTCTTCCAAAATAAGCGCTAAGTCGTCCAGCTTTTCAAGCGTCATAATATCCGCAGCATCAATCGCTTCAAAGCTAGTCGCATCACCACCAAACTGGTGACGGTCATACGTTGGAGCCATCACATCGTTAACCATAATTTCTTTAAATTCTTCATGGTTTTCAAGTGGAATGATGATGTCATCAGGAGCAAATGAACCGCGCGCACCGGCCAGGTGATACATAGCAACTTCATCTTTAAGATCGTTGTAGTAGTTACCTAGCAACGTTTTAGCTGTGCTAAGCAAGTTGTGCTTAGTACGCTTTTGCGACATTTTACCGCCGCTATCAACCATCTTACGACCTTGGTCAATACGCAATTCAAATACTGTTTTGCTCAAGCTTTCGCCACGGCCTTCCAGTTTTTTATCGCCCATTGTTGGTAAACCGCTTAGGTTGTGGAATAAATCCATTTCAACCGAATCACCGGCTTGGCTTTGCAAGTCGTTGATCATAACCACTGGCGCGCCCTTTTCAGTTTGCTTTTTGCCGTGGGCCATATCAGCTTTAGCCGCTTTTGGGGCAGAACCGGTTAACATGTTCACGAACGTATTTTGACGGCGTGTATGTGTAAACAGGGCAGCGCCAAACGCTTTAGCCGCTTGTGCTTTTGTAATTGTGCTCATTTTAATTTCCTAGAGAAAATCTGACGCGCTTTCAAGCATCGCTTCAATTTGCGCTTCGGTCATACCTTCCATTTCTGCTGTGATAGTCGCAGCATCTTTGTCCAGTAAGTTTGCGTTAGCGCTCATATCGCTGGCTTGTGTGCCTACGTCAGTGGGGGTATTTGGGATTGGTGCAGAGTTTGCGTTGCTTGGCTTAGGCTTGTGCTGTTCACCAAAGGCGCTTTGTACGCGCTTTTCAACTTCTTTAAATCGCTCTGCTACAGATTTGTTTGCAAACGATGGGTCTTTTGCGAGCTTGTCATCAATAACCTTTGCCATATCCCACTTATCAACGTCACTTTCCATCCACTGTTTTAAGTGCTGTGAATTAGAAAACGCGTCTTGCACTTCATTTTGTGAAGTAGGTTGTTGTGGTGCCGGCTGGTTTTTGGTGCCGTATTGCTGAATTTGGTTAGCAAGTTCACTAACTAATTCGCCTAGCTCTGGATATTCGTCCTTTATGCGTTCCATTAGCTCAGGATCTTTAAGCATTTCACCTGGTAGTTTGCGTGGATCTATTCCAGCCTCTTTAAGTTGGCTGCTATGTAGCTCGGCTACACGTTTAGATTCTGCAAACTGGCTTTCAAGTTCTGCTTTTTCGGTGGCTAGTCTTTCGCGTTCGGCTTCGGCTGCTGCTACACGCTCTCGCGTTTGAACAAGTACGTCATACGGTAAACTGTGCTGACCGTTCTTGCTGCTTACGCCCGTTGCCTTAACGTAGTATTCGCCGTCAATTTCAACAAAACCTTCTGGTGCTTCACCTTCTTTGGTTGACGACTCCCCTTCTACGTCTGTTTTAGCTGGTGTTTCGCTTGTTTCCTGCTTTGGCTCTGCCGCTGGTGTTTCTTGTTTGATTTCTACTACAGGCTCTTTTTCGCCATCTTCGCCACCAAACAACGTATCACCATCAATATCAAGACCAGCTAGTGCCGCCTCGATTTCTTCGTCAGTGCCGTTTGCTAATATCTCGTCTAGTTCGTCCACTTTATTACCCCATCGACCATTTAACGTATGGTTACGAAAATTAAAATTTAGGCGTATCGCTGCCCTTGCGAGTTTTGTGCATCGCACAAAAAAGCCGCCTTGATTTCTCAAAGCGGCTTCATTTCTGCGTAGTACGTGTTTTTGTGACCTATTGATTTGCCCATATTCTGCTTGCCAGTGTTTCGGCGTAGGCTTCCATAAATCCAGCCTGCTTAATCATTCTTGCCTGTTCCAAATCATCAAGCGTGTTAAATATCTCATTGCCATGAATGAAAGCGTTAAGTGCTTTTATCTTAGCGGTTAGCCCTTTGTGTTCGTCTTTCATTCTTTCTACGTGGTTATTGCTCATTTATCTTGCTCCGCGTGAATGGCTTGTTTAACTACGCTATGGAATAGCGCATCTTTGACTTGCTGTTTTTCAGGCAAGTGATGAAATGGCTTCAGGTGCTCATGCGTTTTGTTTTTGATTGAGCGTTTAGGTCCGTACTTCCAGCCGGCAACAATCATTTTTGCAACCCAAGCGTCATGCCATGCTTTAGCATCAGCATCGATATTGATAATTAAAAACGCCACATGCTCAATAACACCGTCTTTTTCTGGCTGCTCTAGCTCATGCCAATGCTTTAATGGCTCACGAATTACCGCTGCGTAAGCTTGATTAACTTCGTGACACATTTTTGCAATGGCTTGTATTTGTTCAATGTGATCTTCTGGTATGTGGTCTATGCTCTCTAGCTGCTTCATTGCTACACCTGTATTGCGTCTAGTTGCTGTTGAATGTTTGCTTGTACGTTTGATTTCATTGCCGCTATTTCAGCATTGCTTCTGCGTACTTCACTTAAAATCTTTTCAGTTTCAGCTATCAACTTGTCGTCTTTAACTTCTTCTGTTTCAGTTTTCTTCTGTAATTCAATAATTTTTACTTTTAGCTGTTCTCGCTCAAGAGTTAGCTTTTCAAGATTGCCTTGAATTTCTTGCATTTGTAGCTGTTCCATTGCCTGTGCTTTTTCAGCTTGGGCTTTTGCTTGTGCAAGTTCTTCTTCGCTCATATCTTCTTGCGGCTTAGGAATGTTTAACGCCTGGCGTAGAGTAGCTAAAAATTCCTCTTTATTCGGTAGGTCCATTAGTTCAACGAACATAGGCATTGTCGCTGCTTGTGCTTCTGGCGGTATTTGCGCCATTACATTGCTTAATAGCGTTGCTTGTTGTTGTCGATACGTTGGCGTAGCTTTAACAGGCGCTAATGCTAAGTGGCCTTTCCATCGTGCAACATCGTTATTGCGCTTGCCTTCTTCATTAGGCTGATTAAGTACAATTTGCTTGCGCTTGGCCTTGTCATTACGGTTAACGGTTACCTGTACGTTGTTTTGAGGTTTTAGCGCTTCGATAATGTAAGCAAGTAGCAAGTCGCCCACTCTGTTACGTGAGAAATGAAAGTTATCGTTTAATTCAGCAAGTGTTGTTGTGCCTTGCTCAACCAAGTTAGAAATAGCAACACCGCTTGTCGCGTTACTGTCTTGCCCTAACATGGAATTATAAACGCCGGCTGTGTCCTGAATTAACTTCATATCGTTTTGCATGAGGTTAAATTGCTGCGCTGCTATGCCTACATCGTTTTGAATGCTTAACGCGTCAGAGGCTTTTAGTTTATTTTTACGCTCCGGGTTTAATGGTATATAACCGTCCGGCTTTTCAACTTCTTCTTTTAATCGTGAGTTGCTTAGCTGTGTAGCATCTTCATCAGCAACAATTCTGCGTGCTTGTAACAGATAGTTAAGGCGTATAACACGCGCATTAATGCCGTCTTGCGCTGGCACCATGCGGCTAATAAGGCCGTAAGGTTCGCCGCTTGCATCTTTTTGGTAGCCAATGAAAGGCACTAAGTTATACATGCCGCCCGGCGCTTCACTTGGTCTATCAATGATACGATGAGGACCAACAAACCACGCTTCACGAACGTTAGGGAAAGAAGCGTACTCAAGTTGTACTTTACCGCTTTGCACTGCCGCTTGGTGTATTTGATTCGTTTTATCGTACTCAATAATGCGCCCGTCACTCATTTTGATAACGTGTGCACGCTTCCATACTTTGTAGTAGATAACCTGCAGTAATACGCGGTTACGAGTTTGGTCTAGCCACTCGCTTTGTCCGCGTGTCCAACTTTGACTGTCGTGCCATGCTGAATGTAACGCGTGTTCTTCTGTGTGCTCTTTATCAACTGTATTGTAAAAATCTTCCCACAAATTAACTGAGTTTTTTAAAATCTCTTTGTGATCAGGGAAAGTTGCAAGCGCTTCGTCCAGATCCATCCATTTTTTACGTAGCATCCAACGTGCATCGCTGCGATCTGCCTCTTGTGCGTTCCAATCCCACCACACTTCGCGGCGGTGAATAAACTTAACACGATAAGGTGCGGCAAAAGGAATAGGGTTTTTTGTGACTTCTACCCAGCCAATGCCAGCTTTTAATTGACTAGCATACGCATCTGAACAAGCGCGATCAGCATGAGATAAACGCCACGCATCCTTAAATTTCTCATTTAAGCCTTTTGCTAGATCTTCGCCGTTCTCATCATCGGCCACAATCATTAAGTCAGAGCGCGAGCGTGCTTCTAAACCAAGTACACCATCAATAGTCGGTCCAATCATGTTGTGCACTATTTCTGGCTGGCCGCGATCCTGTAATACTTTTCTAACAGCTTCACTTAATTGGTCGCCATCATAATAAGCACACGCTTTAGTTGCTGGTGTGCGCCAATCCGGTTGACTATCTATATCGCCTAGTAGCGTTAACAGCTTATCTAGCGTAAAGCCGTCTTTATTTGATTTTACGTGATCAGCCATCTGTTATCGTGCCATCCAAGAGTTAGGGTTATGGGGTGCTGGTGTATTGTCTTTAATTAATCGCTTAGGCATTCTTACTCGCATTTCTTGCGCAATTGCATAGCTCATTACCTGATCATCAAACCCGCCAGGCTGTGCGCCCATGCGACCTTTTTTGTCGTAAACAAATGTATTGAGTTCATTAACTGTGCCGCGCCAAACAATGCCGTCTTTATCGTGAGTAAGCAGTTCGTCTAGCCCGCTGGTTAGAATTGGCTTTGATTGTGCGCTTGTGTGCCAGCCTACCTTGCGCGTTTCTTCGTCCGTATCTTCGCGATCAATGTGTTCTTCCATGTAAATCCGGCTCGTTGTGTAAATCTCAACAAGCTCTTGAAGTGTCGCATGACCGTGATTGTTTCGCTCAACGCCAATATAGGCCTTGTTATACATAAGTCCGATATGCTTGTTTATGTGTGCAAACCGCTTAGGGTCTATATGACCGAACCAATGTGCTACCTGTCGCCCATCCGATTTGGCAACAACGTCTAATGAGCTTCTATCTCCGTGTTCAAGTCCTTCTGCTACGTCACTTCCTATTGCGTAGTCCTCGTTTTCGTCTGGTAATTCCCATATCAGCAGGTAGCCGAGTGTTGATTGGGCCAGCTTATCGCTACCTTTGGCGTTTAAATCAACCTTGCCGTTCATTTTCTTCATGTTGCCGGTGTATGGCTCAAGATCATAAACGAGTAACGGCTTAACGCAGCGCCCTTCGACACGCATTAAATCGTCACTATCAAATACTTTGCGGCCTGATGTTAAAAAAGCCTCCATCGGTGTAGATGGATATTCCTGCTTCATCTTGCCTTTTTGGTTGCGTTCCTTGCCTATGTACCAGCTAATTTGCTCGTCTGTGAGTATTGCGCCGTTAGCTTTCTCAACCGCTTTAAAGTATTTAGCTTTTTCCTTTGATAGCTTTAAGCCACCCGGCGGTACTGCTGCTACATACTTGGGATCATCAAACCAAGGATAAAAATGAAATTTAAAGTCTTGCGGACCAAGCATTAAGCCTGACGCTAAAAGCTCCATCGCATCGACTGACATATCAAAGAAGTTACCGCTTGCGCCTTCTGCTGTTGACTCTATAAAAATATAAGAGCCTTCATGTACCGCATTCAGTGAGCCCGACTGAACCTCGTCTGCTCGTAATGGGTAGTTAGCGCATATTTTGCCGTATTCAGATACGTGTAAAACCTGCAGTGTTCCCGAACGAAAAGAAACCGCAACTCGAATCCATGAGTCATTATTAAACTTAATGCCGGTGCCAGTTTTACTTTTAACTGAGCGCTTACCTGTTTTTAACCAACTTGGTAGTCGCTCGTAGGGATACAATATCTTTGATGAGAATATTGCCCCCGCTTCGTCCTTGCCCTGGGCGATTACCCCGCACTGCCTGTTGTCGTTAAACATGGCATGATCCAGGATAAAAACTTGTATTGCTGTACTAAACCCCAATTGACGCGCTTTTAAGATGATGTTTAAAAACCACATCGTCATAAACAACACGGTTTGCGCTATACGACAACGAAATAAAACTTCACGGCCTTTCTCGTCCGCAATGATGTATAAGTTGTTTATTCGCCACCACCAACAATCAAGGTATGGCTCGCAACGCTCTAATAGCTCAACTTCGTCTAGTTCAAAGCGTTCTTCTGGTGTTAACCAGGTGCTTTTAGGGTATTTAGCTAGTTTGGGTTGCATTACTGACTAACCACGGTATCTAAACCGCCTGTGCGTTTATCAATGAAATCATCAAGCTTACTAGTGCCGCCAGCTTCTTTACGTGCTTTGGCTGCTTCATGCTCTGCAATTTCCGCCTGATGTTTACCGCGCTTAGTAGCATTAACAAGTGCTTTTGTTTGCTGTTTGATGCGTGTTGTTTCAGCAATCAACTTACCGCGTGCTAAAGAATCTGTTTCTATGCTTGATAGCGTTTTAGTTATCGACTCTGCGCGTGTAATGTTTCTATCAAGTGCGTTTTCTGCTTTGAACAACGACTCATAAAGCCGTGTTCTTGCGTCATTGTCAGTGTCAGGATCATCTAATAGATTTTGAATACCTGGCAAAGCTTCCATGACCATGTGAATGCGTGCACGACAAAGATCAAGTTCATCTTCTAAAGTGGTAGCTTCAACAAGTTCGTTAACATCGCCATTAAAATACTTTGAATAACCGCCATGCCTAAAGTTAGGCGCTCTTGTGAGCTTTTGCCCTTCATCTTTTACTACTTTGCGCGGCGCCGCTCTTGATGTTCTTATATGCTTTCGCGCAGTGCTGTAGTTTAATTTGTTGTTATCGCAAAAATCACGCAACGATATTTTTGTTTCGCCATGCTCTTTTTGGAATAGCTCGTTTAAATCGCCCCATTTTGACACTACTTGCCACCGTTAGAGTCCTTGAGCTCACTAAGTGCTTGCTCGTCATCTTTTAAAAGCTCTGCCATTCTGGCTCGATGAAACTCAGCATCTTCCTCTCTTTTTTGCAAGTCGAGTGTATATCGCTTGCTCTGACTGCGCCAATTGATAAAAAACGTAGCGGCTGTAAAAATTATGCCGAGTATTAGCGCTATTGTGTTTAGCGATAAAAGTCCGCCTGCAGCGGTGCCAATACTTGCGGTGTAACTTGCTACTGTTGTTGATTTATCCATTGTTCTCACTGGCCCACTGTTTGATTCGGTTAATGTTTTCATTGCATTGGTCTACTAATGCCTCTAAAAGTTGTGCATAGCTAAGCAAGTCCGCATTGTCTGCTATGACTGTTTGATTGACTTCGCAAGGGGATAAATATTCGCTTGGTGGCGTAACATACTTGTACTGAGTTTGAACAATAATCTCAGTTACAGTTTGCGGTTCTTGTGTACTTGAGCAAGCTGATAGCATCACAAGGAATACTGTTATTAGCCCATTTTTTAACAGTTTCATTGTGCGACTCCCTCAAGCTGTCGATTTCAAATTGTGTTACTGCGAGTTCAGACGTAATTATTTCTATTCTGCGCTCGTATTCGCTGTTGATGCGTGAGATTGAATCACGTTCACGCATTAGTTTTTGGTTCTGCTGCTCTGATAGCTTGACGCTTTGAGATAGGTACTCCGCTTGAATTGATAGCGTTTCGAGTTGAGCGTCTTTTGTTTTGATTGTTGTGTGCGCTGCGTTTAAATCACTTTCTGACTGCGCAAGCTGGTACGTTGCGTAAGCTAGTGCGAGCAATAACGCGAGTATCAATGCTCTTTCAATGCTGCTGAATAGTGTCGTTATCATTTTTAGCACTGTTAACACCATCTAAACACATTTTACGCTCTTGCTCTCTGCGAGTGATTAAGCCCGGTAATTTTTGGCCCTTCGCATAAACCCAGCGTGGTAATTCATTACATGCACGTAAGCGTTGACCTTCGTTTAAATAACGTAACAATGAGCTTCGGCGGAAATTGGCTGTGCCAACATTGTAATGAAATGACAAGTAAGCAATGTGCTCGCCTTGACTTAGCTCTACGTTCACAGCGTCCATTAGCATGCTGTTATGCTCGTCCAAGTCTTGAGCCAACAAGCCTAAGCATTCATCTTCTGTGTAGGCTTTTCCCGCTATAGCTGTTTTAGTATGACCATAGCAAGCCGTTTCAATGCCAACTGGATCTAAATAACCTGTTAGCTCTTTACCTTCAAACGTTGCCACTGTTACGCCAGCTGCAGCAAGTACACCAGACAAACCAAGTGCGATTAACTTTCCTGCTTTCATTGTTAGCCTTTTGTTTCGCGCATAAAAAAGCCCGGCTGTTAAACCGGGCAAAGCAAGTAGCATAGAGCAAAAAAAATCCGCTCAGTCATAAACTAAGCGGATTTCTTCAACATGTGAAAAGATATATCAATCTTGGGGGGTTTGCAAGCTCTATCACTCTCGCTCTGGCTCTTTAAAAAACGGCTTTAGATATTTCATGGTTTCACTCTTTATGTGGTCTGCATCTTCTCGACCCACAAGCCCTATAGATTGAAGAGCAGTCATAACCATGATTATATCTAGCATGAAAAAATGCATATTGAATATATCATCAGCATCTGAGTTTGCCCTAACAAAAATACCTATTGCGAGCAATCTTTCCATCGAGCCTTTTAATGTAATCTCAATATCTCTCTCACTCATATCCGGCTTTAAATTTTTTAAAATGCGTGTATTTATTGGAGGATTACAACAGTCAAATGCCCGTTCTTTTGACTCTAATGTCAAGTTGCCCATTTCTACAGGGGTATTCTCTGGAAACGTTTTTCTATATAGCCGCCCATAAATAATAGTCACTCTTTCTTTATCAGTGCTTTTAATTACCCTAAATACACTTTTAGACGATTTAATTATTTGGTTCAAATGCTCTTGAAACTGCTTTGTATGCTCCATATAAAGCATAAAGTTCTCTTTCTTTAAAGATAGGTTTAGCTGTGATTCGTATCTTTCCGCCTGCTTTCGAGCAAGTAAAAGCTGCTCATTCGACAATTCCTGCTGGGCGCGTGCCAAACTTAATTGCTCACTGATTTGTAGGCTTCTTGTATATAATCCTATCAACGTAGTTGTAGTTACCATAAAAAGAAATGAACCAAATGGTACTGAGAAAGCTTTATCAACTTCTTTCCAATTACTTGGGTTAGTAACATCAAAGCTTATGTATTTACCAATACTAATCAGTTGGATTAATAATAAGGCGATGGGCATCATCCACGTAAGATGAAACGAAACAGTAAACGCACGATCCCATTTTGAAGTTGGTAGTTGTATTGTCTTTTCCATATATCTCTACAATTTATCCTTAATATTTCGGCGGAACATGCGAACAGACCGGCTTACTACTCCTTCCAAAGTGAACTCGTCACCATCTTTGAGTTTGTAAGGTTCGTATTCATCGCTCGCGGACAATAATTGATTATTTCTAATGTCAGCAATTTTGCAAACAAACTGACCGTTTAATACAGCAACAACTACATCGCCTGGCTTTACGTCTAAGCTCCTATCAATCAAAAGCACATCACCATCAAATATACCAATACCTTCCATTGAGCGACCGCTAGCAACGCCATAAAACGTAGCGTCTTTATTCTTTTCAAGCAAGCCAGTTAATCCATCTGGCAACTGTGCGTAATCGTTGGCTTTGTTAACGTTACTTTCCATCATTATTGCAACTCACCTCCATAAACTTTTTGAGTGCCTTTCGCTTAAGTCGTATTAAGAAAACTTAAACCTCATTTGTTCCTATTTAAAAGTATAAAGTGATGTTAAGCAATATGAAAAAGAACATTGAGCCGATAAACAGGGCAAATCGTTATAATTCCCCTTCAATTGTTCCGCTAAAACAGAACATCAACTAAATATCAATAACTTACAACTTTGATTGTTCCGTCATTTGTTCCGCGTTGTTCACCCTAAATTTATCAATAAACAATAAAAAACGCCCTTAATTAGATTAAGAGCGTTATTTTGTTCCGGCGTTGTCCCGTTATGTTCTTTAATGTTCCACTAAATACTTATCTATGAGCATTGGATATTTAATTATTATCGCCGTCATTATCTTATTTGGTTTTATTAGCATGGGTTTTACCTGTATATAAATTATTGTAAGCGTCTACTAGCTCGGTTATTTTTGATTCTATTATATTAGGGTCCCCTTCCCCTTCAATAAGTGCGGTCATTAAATAGCAATTAACCTCTGTAAAGGCCCCTTTGCGTATTTCTTCTCTTGAGCCCATATAAGACTCGCAAAACCTATCAAAAACGGCTGTAATTTCATTTAAGGCGCTTTCTGCGTTATGTTTCTTTAGTATTCCAATGATCCCATATTCATCTACAGGTTGCTTATGAGTGTTTGGCTCTTCTGCCATAAACTCATAAAAGCCTTTAAAGCTTTCGTCAAGCTCCCAACTCATACAACACCCGCATGAATTAACAACCCTTTTAAATAACAGTTCTACAGTGTATGACTCGGCTTGCTCAAGTTCACGCCTTGCGGTAATGGGCTTTAAGTCTTCGGGGTCTTGCCAAATCACCTTGTAAAAGTCACCCATCCAATTTCTAGGGTCTGGTAATCCCTCTTTCATTTCTTCTATTTGCTCTTTGGTTGGTCGCTTCATTTTATCGACCTCCCATAATATTGCCGTTCTTTGTAGTCGCATCGCCCTGGACGCTTCCACACATAATGTTGCCGTTCTTAGTTTCCACATCACCGCTAACGTCATGGCATGAAATATTGCCGTTTTTAGTGGTTGCTGTGCCGGCTGTTCCGTTTACTGTTATATCAGCATCTTCGGTCATTATGTTTTCAACGTTGCCTTCTATGACAATGTTTATGGTTTTTTCTTCGATAGTGTCTAAATCTTTTATATCAACACCACCAATAGTAACTTTGTTATTGCTTATACACACACTGCCACGGCCTGAGTGTGTAATTGTTTTGCCGTTTATTGTTATCTTGTTCATGCTTATCTCGCTCTTGCTTTAGCGTATTTGCTTATGTTCATGCTTTCTACAATCCACGTATCAACACCAAATATTCTACGCCTAACAAATGTCACTGTGCTTTGGTCTAAATACGTTGTCTTGCCTGCGCTGCTAACTGATGGTTCAAGTATGTTATGCAATATGACCTGTATGCTGTTATACCTAAACGTTTCGGGGTCCGGCAATCTTGAAACCGCATTAGCTAACTCAACTGCCGTTATCATGCTGCTTCATCCCCCATCTTTAAGCGTATGTTTTTAAAGATGGCGCTTTCCCATTCCGATATAAGCCTAAGCAATTCCTTTGTTACTTCATCATGCGCACTTGAATAGCTTTTATGTCCGATGCCTATAATCTTGCATCTACTGCGATTAGATAAAGGCTTGCGTCCGGTGCCGTGGCATTTAGTGCATATCAAAGCGTCTAGGTTGGTGGCCTTTTGCCCTGGAGCTAAACCGCTACCATCACATTCACCGCAAACAGGCTGAACAAACTCATAAACGGATGCCAGTACAATGCCGTTAAGCGTTTCTGGCTTTATTTTGTATTGGCGTATCTTAACAAACAGCGTTATGTGCATAGTAAGCGAGCGTACAACACGATTAAGTCTTGTTTCCTCGCCTACATAGCGAAAGTAAGCCCAATTGGTCGGGCAAGATGGTAAGCCGGCTAAAGCATGTGCTGCTGTTCGCCAATCAATAACGTCTTGCCCACTACCACCAAACGTGCCAGTGAGATTAAGTGTTTTAGTTGTAAGCTTTGCAAGTAGCTTAATTGGTTGCATATTATCTCACCCCCATACGTTTAAATATAGCAATAACTTCGCTGTGAGCCTTAAAATCTGCGGGTTTAGCAAGTAAACCTTCAAGCGCTAAACACGGCCAAGATAAATCAAAAGTTTCAATTCCACCTCGCTTTAGCATCCACCCGTAAACATGCTGTGCGTGAGTCATTCTTAGCTTTAATGGTTTATCATCCATTATTAAATTTCCTCAATGCTTAGCGTTACCTTGCCGCCTTTAACTATTCCGCAATGGATCATGCGATAGTCTTTTATTTGCGTATCATCTAAGTAAACGCCAGCTTTTTGCAGTGAATCAAAAAGCGACTTACATAAGTTGTCTATATCTCTGCGGCGATTATCTGGCACATAAATGTTGACGGTCATTTTTATATCGCCAGCTAATTTTTTATTGGCCTTTTGCTCTCTCACTAACCAAAATACATGCTCTGAAAACACCTTTCCTTGGTCGCTTACACGCGTAACTACTCGGCTTTTACCGGCTACGCGCTTTACAGATGATTTCCAATAGTGGTTAACTGTTGGTGGGTACGGCAAAGTTAAGTTAATCATTTAGCCACCTTTATCAATTCTTGCTCGAGTAAAAGCTTTTGCGTTCTAACCATGCCCTCGTAAGCGTAAACAAGTATCTCGCTTGCGCTGCCTTGGCGTACACGCCTATCAATTACATCGTGACACGCTGAACATGCGTAAGTTGCGTGAATATCATCGCACTTCTGCCCCATGCCTGAACCCTTGCCAACATGAGCAAGTACAACTGTTTCGGGGTTGCGGTTGCATACGCCAGGCATACGCACTTGGCATTGCTGGCCGCGTGCACTATTGCGTATTTTTTTACTAATGAGCGACATTGTTAGGCGGCTTTTCTAATTTCTACTAATACAGTAGCTATATTAGTTCCGCTTTCCTTAAACTCGCCTGTTTTTATGTCTGTTACTATTGCACCGACAGAATCTAACCACTCCCTAAATGCTACTTGCTTTTTCTGCGAGCCATTAATCCAGCTTTTACACATGATAGAAACCAACAAACCATCACCGCCTAGAAACTTATACATATGCAAAACATGATCAATATCTTGGTTTTTTGTAAAAGGTGGATTGGCAACTATTCTTTCGTATTTTATGTGATCTTCTGGTTTAACTTTTAAAAAATCCGTCGGTATTAAATCCATGTCGTATTTTCTGTTTAACACTTTTATGTTTTCGGGCATCAATTCAATCATGCTAGTGTGCGCGCCTATCTCAGCTATTGCGTCTACAATAGCCCCCTGTCCTGCGCTTGGCTCTAAAACGGTCATATCACAAGTAATACACGCCCTCTTAATTATCAAATCAACAACCGCTTTAGGTGTAGGGAAAAACTGAAACTTTTTCTTGTCGTTTATAGCTTCACCGCCAACCAATCTATCCTTTACGTTCTGTGCATCATCAGTAAATAAAAAGCCACATTTCTTATATTTACCTCCTGCCAATGTCAGCGCCTTTTTTACTGCTGGGTAATTGGCAAACTGCTCATCGGTTGGTAACTCCAATCTATTGCCGTTTACTATCATTTTATTTATAGAGTTAATTAATTCTGTAGTCATTTTATTTTTTCTCTCTCAGTAAGTGTCAAGCATCCGCCTAACAACAATTTCAAACGGACTGCCAACAGTTGGCTAACCCCGCTCCTCGCATTTGCGCCAACTTTATGTCAACGCGCTTAAATTAAGGGTTTGCATCCCCATAAATCGCCAAGGTGTATAAATCATCTGGTTGCGGTAGCAAAAGCTCTAAGTATTCAGCGCAGTATTGCTCTAACCAATTTAGATACTCGCAAAACTCTTTTGTGTTTAGCTTGCGCGTTCGCTTGCGCACGATAATTGGTTCCTCGTTGCCGGCTTGAATAACTTTTACACCAAACTTTCTACGCACAAATACTTCGTGTACGTCCTCTGAGCTATTTTCTTGCCCGTAGTGCTCACGAAAATAATCAGCAATTATCTGGTTCCACATCCAAAGCAGTCTGTTTTGAGCTAAAGAGCGCTTAGCCTTATGCTCTTTAAACTCAATGACAACGTTTTTGCCTTGCTTTAAAAGCGCCCTTACCGCCTGCCCTATTTGGGGCATGAAGTATTGGGCGTTAGTAGTGGTCACTACTTTCTTTGCCATTACGCGGCCTTATCTGCTTTTTTAGCTGGTTCGGCCTTTGCCTCGCTCTCTTGCGCTGCTACCGCTTCTTTTTGTGCTTGCACTAAAATGTGTGCGCCAATTGATATAAGCGCGTCACGCACCTGGCGGTCTAAGCAGTATTTTTCAGCTAGTACGGCTGTGCACTTGGTTAAGTTAGAAAATGCTGCGTCATGGTTTACCGCTGCGCCGTCCTGAATTGCTTTTGTAGCCTGCGCTTTTGAATTTGAGATAAACCCATCACAAAAAACCTCGCCGGCTGGTGATAACTGAGTAAGTGTGCTTTTTTTGATAGTCATAATTAGCTCCTAAGCTGTTTTTCTTGCATTGTTGAATGTTTTTTCTAGTTGCTCATTAAGTGAGAAACCTTGATTCGCCGGCACCTTCTTTGATGTGAAGTTGCCAGGGCTCGCTTTAACGTCTTGCATACGATTGGCCGCTTGCCTGTTTTGGCTGTGCGACTTGTTACGCTGTGCATGTTTGTTTTTTGCGGCCTCTTTTTGGTCCTTGATGTACTGCGGTACGCTATCAACGCCACACGCTTTAGCTGCTTTTGCCATTGCGCGATTAGCTTCTGCTGTTGCAAAGCCTAATTGCTTTGGTGTCGGGTTTTTAATTCCGTCCAAGGCTGCGGCCTTTGCTTGTTGCGCGTCTGCTAAAGCGGCTTGATAGTGAACGCCTAAAATTTCTTTTAGCGCTCGAATAAATTCTTTTTGATCTTGCTCGTATGATTTAGCCATGGCTTAACCTACGTACTTCAAGTAAGCCGGTGGCTCGTTAAACTCGATTTTTAGCGGTATCGGACTTAACTCATTCTTGCCGTACTTATCAGCAAGTTTTGTATATCGGTCCTTAGCCATCTTTTGCCATGAGCTATCCGCTAGCGTTGCGCGAGCTGCTGCGATTTGCTGGTTAAGCCAATAAACTAAAGGCTCCGACCATTCTTTATCCTTGCCGTAATTTTTAATGCGCTGCTCGTTCATTTCAGCAATGCACTGTTCTAGCGTTGGCATTCCGCGTGCCTGTAAGCATAAAATTTTAAATTCGATAGGATTTGGTGCGTGTCGTTCCGTTGCTGATCTTAATCGGGCAGCATCAAGCGCCATGCGAACGTGCTTAGCAACGATGCCCATACCGTAAAGCTGGCTAGCGTACTCATTTGCAAATAACGCTAGGTTACCGCGCCAATTAAAATCGCTGTTTGGGTAGTAAGCTTTAAGTCCTGGTAACACTTCGTCACCAATGATTTTAATAAGCACGCTGTTTGCTTGTGGCTTATCGCCATGCTGGATTGTTGGTAACTGGTTATTCATCACAACACCTCGTCGTCATGTGGTGAAGGAATGTGAGAAAGTGAGTCCTGCAAGTAAGCCAGCTGATCGCCGATGTTGTTTGATGGACGTTGGCCAGTGTTTGAATATTGAGTTTGGTTCGCGTTAGCTATCCAAGAATATTTAAAACCTTGCCAATTTCTCGTTATGCACTCTGACAAACAATCATCAACACTAAGCCCATGATCGAATGCGATTTGAAATTGCTTACCGAAGTTGTTGATCACGGTTTGGCTAACACTGGCTTTTTTGGTTTTACGCATTGCTATCCAATCATCAAAAATTTGATTGCTAGGCAGTGCCGGCCAAGTGGAAAAATCCAAAGTTTCTAAAAGACTTTTTTTATTTATTTTTTTAGTTATTTCTTTTGTAATAGTTTCTTTCTTTTGTGTTACCCGTTTTGGGGTAAGTTTTTCCCCGTTTTCGGGTAAGTCGTTACCCGTTTTCGGGTAAGTTTTTACCCGTTTTGGGGTAAGTTTTTCCCCGTTTTCGGGTAAGTCGTTACCCGTTTTCGGGTAAGTTTTTACCCGTTTTTGGGTAAGTTTGCTTTTACCCGTTTTCGGGTAAGTTTTACCCCATTCTGATACAACAGGATTAACGCCAATGTTTCGGCCATCAACACATAAAACGCCTTTTTCAATAAGCGTATTTTTAATCTCGCTAATGTGTGATTGCGAAATTCCTGTTAGCTCACTTAATTGAACGTTGTTGATCCAATCAGTTTTTTTATGCCAGCGAAAAGTTTTTCCAATAACTGCGTTTATTATTTGGAACTCTCTCCCGCTTAATTTTACCGGTGGCTTTGCTAGAGTATTAGTAAGCATGTGCGCAACTCTGTCATAGCCATCTTCAATATCTGCTTTCACATAATCACCTGGTTTATGCTCATGCTGATTCACCTCTTTGCAAGGTGGTTCAGGAAACTTGTAAACTTCTGCTAAATTAGCCATAATATTCCTCGTTGAATTGAAACCCGCTATCGTGCCTCCTAAGCTGATGCGGGTTTTGTTTTACCTGCGAGTTGCGTAGTTTCTACTACGTAACTCGCGCATTTCTGCACAACCAATACATAAATTGGTCTTAATAGCCTTTCTACGGGCCTCTTGAATTTCATTACCGCATTCAATGCAATCATCTGTCGGAGTAACTTCCGGCTGCTTTAAGTTGGCAATCAAGCGTGACTCTGCTTGTTCTATTTCTAATTGCGCTACGTCTGCGTGATCAGCCATTTACGCCACCTTTAACGAAGCTTTAGTAATAGCTGGCTCATTAGGATCAGGCCTAACCACCTGCTCAATTTCAGCGATAAGTTGAAGCACAGCAGTAATAATTGAATCACCATTTTTTTGAATATCATTAAAATCAGATTGCGTAACGAAGCCTTTTTGACGAGCAAGGCGATACGTTTTAGCAAAGTCACCTGTTGTTTCTTGTTGCTTTAAAAGCTGATCCGCAACCTCCTCATCTGACAAACCAGCATCCGGCAAATCTATAATTGTCTTGCCTTCGCTATGGGCCCAGGCGTTTAAAATGCGACAGTCGTTAGTGATATTCTGAATGGCAATTGCTTCTTGCAGTGTTAATACATGCGAATCAATATTTGTATTTAGCTTATTGCTAAGTGTTGTTGGTGACTTAGCCATAACGCGCGCAATTTCAGACACATTAAAGTCACTCGCAATACTTGCCGCTGCTTCAAGTGGGCATCGAGCGCTTGGTTTTGCGTTTCTCGTACTCTTTTTAGATAAAAGCATTTATAGTTTTCCTATGCTGCTGACTCAGGTTGCTCATCTTCGTATAAAGACAGATCAACTTTTAATTGTCCGCCTGTAATAAGCTGAAGCTCACAGGCTCTGCCTTTTGGCAATCGACCTGCCTCTACCCACGGGGTGATCGCGCCGCGAGTTAATTTTAAAGCTCTGGCTAGTGCCGCTTTAGTTTTGTAGTAATCAATAGCGTCTTGAGTTTTCATAAAGCGCTCCTTAGTTTGTGATTTTTGTATAATAGGTTATACAAGGAAATTGTTCAACACAAATAAACAAACTTTAAATACAATGTATAGATAACTAAACACTTTTGGATTGTTATGAGTTTCTCAGAAAGATTAATATCTCGAATGAATACCTTGGGAGTAAAAGGAAGTGAACTAGCCAGGCAGCTTGGTACTGGTAGAGCTTCTGTTAGTCATTGGCGAACTGGTCAAGTCGCTCCATCTAGTGAGAACCTATTAAAACTATCGAAAGCATTGAGATGCAATGCTAGGTGGCTTGCGTCCGGCGTTGGCACACCAGAAGGGAATGTAGAATTAGAGCTTGGGCCAGATCTAAGAGGTAAAGCTCCTTTAATATCTTGGGTTCAAGCAGGAAAATGGAAAGAAATAGATATGGCAGGCTTGCGCCAAACTGAAACGGTGTTTTATCAGCACACTGCAAATGTCAGCGATGAGGCGTTTGCGTTACGCGTCAAGGGTGACAGTATGACCTCTTTTAATGGAGGTAAATCAATTCCTGAAGGTTCGGTTATTATTGTCGATCCCAACGTACCAGCAGAGCATGGCAAAGTTGTTGTTGCGCGGCTGGAAGAAAGCAACGAGGCAACATTAAAGCAACTGGTTATTGATGGCGGGGTTAAATACTTAAAGCCTTTCAATAGCAGTTATCCAACAATGCCGATAAATGGTAACTGCACAATTATTGGCGTGGTTAAGCAGCTGATTCAAGATTTTTAACTTTACTAAAAAAGGCAGTTAGTAATGAGTCAAAAAATAAGAAACATAGGAACCGCGATCGCGATTTTATCCTTCATAGCAATAGTTGGCGCGCACACCTATTTAACACCTAAAAATGCAAATGAGTGCATCCTAGCGAATATTGAAAATGCAAATTCAGATATGGCAGCAAAGGCCATTGTTCACTCTTGCAATAATTTATACAGCAAAAAATAATAGTCGAGGTTTAAAAGTGAATAAAAACATATTGCCAGTTATATTAATTTTTACTGTTACTGGATGCGCCTCAAGCAAAGCTGTAGGCACAATTAAAGAAGCCAGCGCAAAAAATGTAGAGTATTGCGATTATATAGCCAATGTTAGCGGCACCTCTGGCTGGGGCGGGCTCGCTGCTTCTTCCGGGATTGAAAACGCTAAGGAGCAAGCAAAACAAAAAGCGATTGATTCCGGAGCCACACATATCGTATGGCAAAATATTAATGGTGGTTACTCGCCTAGCGTTTCAGCCAACACGTATAAGTGCGAAACAAAATAAACCGCTGACAACAGTGCTTAACACCCCACTGCGCCTATCAAGGCGCTTTTTTTTGCCTCTTTTGTATAATTAATTAAACAATTCTATTGACCGACCTGTATAAATGGTTATACTCATCATCATTGTATAAAGAATTAAACAAAGTTGGGGTTTATATGGATAACAATTCTCAAACACCTAGTCGATTGTCACTAGAAGTAAAAACGCTTATAGCAACGCTTACGGCTGAGTCATTCAACTTTAGAAGCCGCGTGCATGTAAACGTTGTTACCAATGCAAATGACCCATCTATTAGTGTTTTTATTTATGTTGACGGCAAGTGTGAAAAGTCTTTCTTAACAATGCTTAACGAAGAAAATGCGGCAACAGAATTAAAGAAAGTGCTTGATGCGACAAGAGAAAGCAAGCGCATAGGCACTTACACCCTACCTACTCTACTAGCGAGCTAGACCAATGAGCAACGCAAAAACATCAGCAGAGATCCAACGCTTATTAGCCGACCCATTTGAAGCGCACGATATTGAATGGCGTGTTCAACAAAGCGGCGTATCTGGCAAGAGCAAGCCGTGGGTAATGGTTATTCCTTACATCACTAATCGCGCTATTCAACAACGCTTAGACGATGTTGTCGGCATTGATGGATGGAAGAACGAATATAAAGAAGCAGCAGGCGGCAAAGGTTACTTGTGTGGCTTAAGTGTTCGCTTTGGTGAGCAATGGATCACTAAATGGGACGGCTCAGAGTATTCGCAAATTGAAGCATTAAAAGGCGCTTTATCTGGCGCTATGAAGCGTACAGCGGTGCAATTTGGCATTGGTCGCTACCTTTACTCACTTGACACCGAGTTTGCAACATGTGCACCGGTTGAAAGCCGATTTGTAGCTAACGGCGAGTTTATCAACATACCGCTTAATAAGAGCAATAAAAACGGCCCTCGCATGAGTGCAGAGTGGTTCCCGCCTGAATTACCTGATTGGGCGCTACCTAAAGCTAAGTTTGATAAGTACCTAGATGCTATCGAGCAAGCAACCAGCTTATTAACACTGCGCGAACATTACGAACAAGCTTATAAATTTGCCGCTGTCGTTAATCGCATTGATATACGCGATAAAGCAATTGAAATAAAAGATCGCAAAAAAGCAGAGCTTGAAGCTAAAGAGCAAGAAAACACCTTGAAAGAAAACAAGAAGTTTCACACCTGGCTTAATCAATCTATCAAAGATCGCATTGTAACTGCGGAAAACGAATCAGTATTAAATTTGAACCATAAGCACTTATTACAAGAGCTAAAAGGTCATTGTCGAGCAACCAAAGTAGATAGCAGTAACTTTGTAGCTCAAGTCAACCAAGCGCATACAGAGGCGCTAAACAAACTTAAAAACGGAGTATAGAAAATGACTGTCAATAAAATTGAAAAAGAAGTTAACGGCGAATTAGTTGAGTTAGTTGAATCAACTCAAATTATACCGTTTGTTTTTTCTGAAAGCGTAACAGAAACCACGCTTAAAGATTTACGCAAGCAGTACCCGCGTAAGTTAAAGCTTGATATGAGCAATGATGATGATTTTAAAGAAGCGCGCAAAATTAGAACTGAGCGCAACAAAATTACAAAAGCGATAGACGAGAAGCGTAAGACTTATTGCGCCGAAGTTAAAGAGTATGCCGACAAGCTGATCGGTGACATTGATAAAATTTACACCCCTTACATTGAAGCGTTTGAAACAGAAGATAAGCGCCGCAAAGAAGAAGCCGCACGCATCGCAAAAGAGCGTGAAGTCTTTTTAAATAAGCAGCGTGAAGAAATAGCGCAAATGAGCAGCTTTGTTGACCAATGCAAAAATCAAGGTTCACAGTTTATTGCTGACACAATCGAAGCCGTTGATCTTGTTGATACCGAAGCGTTCGACAAAGAGCTTATTCACGAAGCTATCGACACCAAGAAAAACATTATTGAAGCGCTTAACAGCATGTATCAAGCGGCTAAAGCAGCCGAAGCGGTAGCGGCAGAGCGCGAGCAGTTACGCATTCAGCAAGAAGCCATTGCACAGCAAGAGCGCTTACAAAAGCAAGCGCAAGAAATTGGCGAACGCATTAATAACCTTCGCAATGATCCAATGAATTACTTCGATAAATCTAGCGCAGAGATAGCCGCTCGCATTGAGAAGTTAGACCAGTTCACGCCTACCAATGAAAAGTTTGGTAATCGCCTTGATGAAGTTATTCAAGTGTTAGCTCAAGTTATTCAGCAGCTAAAAATGATGCACCAACAAAAGCTACAACTTGAGTCTGTAGCCGTTACTACTGCGCCAGAGCCGCAAGCTCAAGTAAGCCAAGAACCGGTTGAGCAAAGCGCACCTATTGAACAGCAAGAGCATGAAGCGCTAACCGAAGTAAACCGCATGTTAGACCAAGACGAGCCTTTGTTTGGCAATGAGTTTAAGTCAGCAGTGTTTGAAAATACAAGCGCGCCTACAGGTTATACGCCTCTTTCATTATGGCCTAGCAGCCAGGACCGCGCAGACAATGACGAGCTAGACCGTGTTTGTGACCAATTAGACATAGCTGAAAGCTACATCGAAGTATTAGAGCAGCGTTTAAACAAAGCGCACGCAGCATAAGTTTCCAACTCCGACCGAGCAAGCGCCTTCGGGCGCAAGCTCTTTTAATGAGGTTTATATGAAAGATTTAAGAGTTCCACAATTAAGAATGGTCGAGCATTTGCGCTGTGATGATATTCACAATGGATTGGCAACGGTTAAAGCATCTAAGTTCCAGGGCTCAGAAGGTTGGACGTTACCGGGCTGCAAATTCACTCAAAATAGAGAAGAAGCAGAGCATGTTTGCAAAAAAATAAACAAGTTAATTCATAAAAACGGCGGAATTAAGCCAGCAATGAAAGTTAAGCGCGCAGCGTAAGGATTTAAAATGAGCAACAACGAAGAAAAAGTATTTGAACCAACAATCGATCCAAGCAGCACAACAGTTCAAGAAATGTTTGGCCGTATTTTAAATGAAAAAATTCAAGCTGGTGCGCTAGAAGTGGCAATAAGCAAAAAGGTCGATTCGCTTATCGAAGATACTGCAGAAAATGTTTTTCGTAGCTACAGCGATTTAGGCAAGGCGCTAAAAGAAAAAATGACCAAGGCAATTATGCCGCAAATTGAAAGTTTAGACGACTTGCCAACTTATCACGACTTTGTTTTAAACCGCTTAAAAACTGCTGCGCAAGGCTTCTACGACTCACGTTTAACCGAAGTGCTTGATAAAGAATTTGCAGAAATATTAGCCGAAGTGCCAGAAAAAATAACGCTTTCTTACATTGTCAATTCGCTGCTTGAAGAAGCTCAAGGCGACAATGAACCTGAAGGTGAAATAACTCTAATTATAAATGAGGATAATCATTCCAATGATGGCCGTTGGTTATCAGTCTACATAGACAAAGAAGCAGACAAGGAAAAGTATAACTGCGCCTTTGACTTGCATCTAAGTAAAGACAAGGAAACGGGCAAGTACGAAATTTTGAGCATTAAAGTTGATGATAAAAAGGCTGGCGAGTCATTAGCTATGGGCCGCTTATATAACATGGAAAAAATACTTTTCAATGTGTACGCAATGAAAGGCCAGATAGAGCTAGACCAAGGGCTTGATGCTGACGATTACGAAACACGTTGGGATCACTATTAATGATGCACGACTACATGGCAATAACCGGAAACAGCTCAAGCGCACAGGAAAAGCAGAAGCGCAGAGATTTTATAAAGATGGTAGCAGCAAACAGCGTTCGCGTTTTAGTGGTTGCCATCATCGTTTTAATAACAACTAAGTAGGTATAACAATGAAAAACATTCATGTATTCGCAGCAGAGCTGCCAGGTATCTCAGTTTTAGAAAGTAAGGTTGAAGAAGAACAAGGCGTTATTTTTACATCGCTAACAGATAACCAGTGGAGCAATTTGGGCTTTAAAGTAGACCGTCAATTTGTAGCACTGGATAACGGCTACCGCATTGATTTCACCTATAGTGCTAAAGACTACCCTAAAGCACAAGTTTTAGAGCGCATTAATGAAGTGGCAGACACTTGGCCTCACGAGCCTAGTAAAGAAGAAATGGGGAAAATAGCAGAGCAGGTTAACGCGGACTTTTGCGCTCGCTCAATAGTAAAAACAGTTAACTTCTCAGCCTTTTATCACGAAAAAAAGCAAACGCTAATTTTTGATAGCAAAGCAGCATTAGCGCAACGTGCACTAGGTCTGCTTATAAAGCTGGTTGAATCAGTTGAAACCAAAACACTTCACTGTAGCGGCATTTCCAATTCACTAACAACCAATATGCTTGATCAGCTGAATAATTCAAATAGCGAATACGACACCAAGCTTTACTTTGCTGGCTTTGAGGTTGGCGACTTGTTGGTTATGCAAAATAAAGATAAAGACGTTGCACGTTTTAAAGGCGATTACCCTACCGAAAATATCAAAGAACTTATCGAGCAAGGTTACGAAATCAAAGAAATTGCTCTTTCAAAAGATGGGCTTTCATTCTACCTAAATCACAACTTCAAAATTAAAGGCGTAAAAGAGCTGTTTGAAGTTGAAGGAGCCATGTTCGATAACGCTGATGATTATGAAATACATAAGCAAGCGATAGCACTTGAGCTAATGACAGGTCATTGCGAGCAGCTAAGAAATGCGTTCGACAAGCAAAGCTCTACCAACGAGCAGGAAGATCTAGATCAAGACGATGGGAACGAGTCATTAATTGCCGAACACAATGCAAAGCATAAAGACAGTAACGGCAATGACGCATTTTATGAAGAAGCAAAAGCGTTTGCCATAGAGCAAGGCCAGGTATCCATATCACGAACACAGCGCAAATTTAGAATAGGTTACAACCGCGCTGCGCGATTAATTGAGCAACTTGAAGATAACGGCATAGTTAGTGCGCCTGACTATAAAGGCCAGCGCACTGTTTTAATTAAATAAGGAGTAAATCATGGCTAGAGGTATAAATCGAGCAATTCTTATTGGCAACTTAGGCGAAGATCCTGATGTGCGTTACATGCCTAACGGCAATCCAGTAGCAAAAATCAGCCTTGCAACTAGTGACAGCTACAAGGATAAAAACACAGGCCAAATGGTAGACAAAACCGAATGGCACCGCGTTATTTTCTTTGGAAAATTAGCAGAAGTTGTGGGCGAATACTGCCGCAAAGGTTCACAAATTTACGTTGAGGGTAAATTACAAACTCGCAAGTGGACCGACCAACAAGGGCAAGAAAAGTACACGACTGAAATTATCGTCGATGGCTTTACAGGCCAAATGCAAATGCTAGGGCAAAGACAGCAAGGCCAAGCTAGCAATGCGCAAGGTGGGCAGCAACAAGGTAGTTACGGTCAAAACAACCAGGGCCAGCAAAACAACCAGGGTAATAATAATTACCAGGGCAACAACCAAGGACAAAACAAACAGCAACAAGGTGGTTTTGCCCCAAAGCAGAATCAAGGTGTTAGCAATAGCCAATACATGAACGGTGGTCAACAAGGCGGTGCATCTAACCCTATGGGTCCAGGTGCTAACTTTGATGATGACGATATTCCGTTCTAAATAACAAGGAGAGCCCTATGTTTGAACAATTTAAAGGCAAAAAATTCAACCTTATTTATGCTGATCCAGCTTGGCAATTTAGCAATTCAAAAACCGGTGGAACAATGACAAGCGGTGCAAAGCACCAATACAAATCAACAATGAGCGTAGACGAGCTAAAAGCTATGCCTATTGATGATATTGCGGCGGACGATTGCATATTGGTTATGTGGTACGTAGGTTCAATGCCACAAGAAGCCCTGGACGTTGTTAAGGCATGGGGCTTTACACTTAAAAATATGAATGGCTTTGTATGGAACAAGCTAACTGTAAATAACAACCCGTTTTTTGGTATGGGCTTTTGGACTCGCGCCGGTAGCGAGTCGGCCATTATCGCAGTTAAGGGCAAGCCGAAAGTAGCAAGCCGTTCAGTGCGTGCAGTAGGTAATTATGACACCGAAAGCTTAGACGAAATATTAGGCCGTGGCGTATTTTCCGGCGCTTACCCTATCGGACAGCATAGCGAGAAGCCAAACGAGTTTAGAGAAGCGTGTGTTGATTTGGCCGGCGATGTACCACGCATCGAGCTATTTTCTCGCAAGCGCGTTAAAGGTTGGTCGGTTTGGGGTAATGAAGTAGGCAAGCTTAATAAAAAGGCAAAAGCAGCCTAATGAAACCACGCACTAAACGCAGAGCGCATACCTGGTATGCGCTAAATCAAGAGTCAGGAGCAATTAATATGAGCGGCAAAATTGTTTACCAGTGCGCTGTAAATGGTGTTGTTGGTAAGGCGGGAAAAGCAATAGCACTTTGCGGAAAGCATAAGTTAAAAGGCGGTTGTGGCGCACATGGCAATACCAAGTGTGAACATAAAGTTAGAGTACAGAAAGATACAAAGGTGAACCCATGAAAAATGAAAATGCGCCAGCAATGCCACAGCCCATTGCTATGAACGAAACAGAATGCTTGTCAACAGATGAACACAAAGGCGATCGAACGCTTAGCGGTTTAACTAAGCACGAAACTGTAGCTATGCACATCTTAGCTGGGATATGCGCTAACCCTAACTACGAGCCAGAGGAGCCAAGGCATTATGATAATGCAACAGAGGATGCTTTAAGGCAGACAGAATCTTTTTTCAAAGGGCTGAAAAATGAATGAGCTAGACGCGTTTATAACACTTTTAGCAGCGGCCTTATCTATTTCCGTTCTATTTGTTCAGTCTTGGTTTTTAGGTGGCTACTTAGGCAAAAAGATAGCCTCAATTTATTTAGTGTGGGATTGCAAAAAACGCTTTCCCGAACACCCTGAAATAGTAAAGCCGTACAGGGAACACCTTAATAGTTATAAGCGAGGTTGATAATGAACAACGCAAAAATCAAAGCCCTAGCCTTACAGCATGGCTTTAAATTAAAAGAGCAAGAAGGCGGTGAAATGGATTTAAACGAATACGTTTATTCATTCGCCTGGGCTCTACTTCAAAGCGGTAAGCCTAACGTATCGCATAAAGACTACTTGGCTGATTTATTAAAGGATGCCGCTAATTGTGTGCCGGAAAAAAGCGTAGGTTATCGAGTGACTATTTACGCTAATGATGTAAGCGCAGATGAACCACGTTTTCAGTGGGACTTTTTCAACGGTGTTGAGCGTAGCAATTTTGAGTGTCGCATACCTGACACACGCGAAGAATTAAACAAAGCCCTTAACAATGCCAAAGGCTGTATGAAGTCGGCTTGTTATAGAGCTATGAACCCTGATTATGCCAAAAAGTTAGCGTAGGTGATTTATGTGTGACTGTAATATTCCAAGTGCATTCAGTGAAAAAATGCGCAAAGCAAGAAAGCCTCACAATTGCTGTGAGTGTTTGGATAAAATAAATATTGGTGAAAATTATCAGTATTGTAGCGGGGTATGGGATGGCGAGCCAAATAGTTATAAAACTTGTATTTCATGCTTGAAATTAAGAGAAAACTACGAATCTGAAACAGGTGAATGTGCGGCGTTCGGGCATCTAAGAGAAAGCATAAGCAATGCTTTTTATCTTAATTACGGCGTTAAAGAGTTTATCAACGATTATCCCGAATATAGCGACGAACTTAAAAAGCTATTTTCGATAAAAAATTAGCATAGGTGATTTATGAAAACTGAAACGTGCGCTTATATCCACTGCGAAAAGGAAGCAGATTTTATTGATGCGATGGGTGACTTTGTTTGTGAGGAATGTATGGAAAGGGAGGTTCAACATGGCGGTGATTCTTATGATGACTTTCAGTCAATAGGTGATTTATGA